TGCGACTCATGCCTGTAAATGGCTTTAACGTAGGCCGCGACTACGCGGTGAACGTCCAGACGCCGAGCGGCCCGCTGCAATTCAACCTCGTGACCAAGTTCACGAAGAAACAAGACCTGATCGACAAGAAGATCAAGGGCTTGGACGGCCGCACGCGTCACGTCGTGTTCCCGGACGGCTGGAATGGCACGTTCGAGATCGAGCGGCAAGACAGTTCGGTCGACGACTACTTCGCAGCGCAGGAAGCCGCGTATTACGCCGGCCAGAACACGCTGCCGTCGACGATCACCGAAACGATCACCGAAGTGAGCGGCGCCATCACGCAATACCAGTACACGAATGTCATGCTGAAGTTCCCGAATCCGGGCGATGCCGCCGGCGACGAGACCGTTCACATGACGGTGGACTGGCTGGCTGAACGCCGCATCAAGTTGGCGTAAGCAGCGCGGCCGCGCTCTCAATGATGTGCGGCCGCATCCCGAATAATCTCACCAAAGAGCCAACATGAAAGTCAATGTGAAGCAGCCCGGCGCGACGCCGGCAGAAAACATCGAACGCCCGAGCGACATGATCGTCAAGCAGGCTGCGCAGTCTCTGACGGTCGAGGACAACACCGGCCGATCGATTGGCCTGCGCCTGCCGAAACCGCTCCAGCGTTTGCGCTTCATCGACGCGATGGGCGAAAGCTCGAGCAATTCGCTGTGGGCAGGCACCGTAGCGCCGCTGATGTATGTGGGATCGATCGACGGCGAGGCAGTCAATGTGCCGGTGACAAAGCGTGAAATTGAGGCGCTGTATCAGCGACTCGACGAACACGGTCTCGACGCGGCGACGGAAGGAATCCAGCAGCTTCTCGGCATCTCGAAGGTGGAGGTCGACGAGGAAGCGGCAAAAAAATAGTCGGCAACGCGGCGATTCGCGAGGCTCTGTGGCTGACGCAGCATAACGTTCCATTCGACGTTTCGTTCTCGCTCGACGACACGACGCGCTATGCGTGGTCGATCATCGTTTCAGAGCAGCAGAGCAATCGCACGTTCGACTGGAACAAGAAAGAGTTCGTTGAGCGCACATGAAAACCTTCCATAGCTTCGCCGCGTTCGCAACGCATCTGCAAGTTCTCGCCATCGAGACGAAAGTCGTCAAGCATGAAGTGCTGGAGGCCGCCGCCGAGGAAGTGCAGGAAACGGCGAAGGGAATGATCGGCTTTTACCATGCTGACCCGCATTGGCAGGCTTTGTCACCCGAGTACGAAGCCGCAAAGGTTGCGGCCGGCTATGAGCCTGACGCGCCTCTGCTGAGAACCGGCGAAATGCGCGAGAGCATCACTTACGTGGTGTCGACGGACGGAAACAGCGCGGTCGTCGGCACTGACGATCAGAAGATGGTCTGGCACGAACTAGGCACGGACAAGATGCCGCCGCGCCCCGTCATGGGACCGGCGGGCGTCCACAGCGCGCCGCGAATCGCGTTGATCGCGTCGAAAATGATTACCTCGTGGCTATCCGGGCGCGGCGCCAAGAAGCCGGTTATCCACAAAAAACAGACGGCGTGATCGATGATCGAAGCATTTAAGGTAGGCACCGTCCTTCATCTGACGGACCTGATAACGCCCAAGCTGCTCGAACTGTCGAAGCAGATGCTGAAGGTCGAAGTGCAGGTTGCTGCGCTTGATCGGCAGTTCAAGCAGATCGGCAAGGCAAACGGCGGCATCAAGCAGGCAACGAATTACGCCAACGCGCTCGACAAGGCGATTGGCAAGACTGACCAGCACGCGAAGATCCTCGTCAAGACGTTCGGCAAGTTGACGGCGTTCGATGGCAAGGCAATCGACGGCGTGAACAAGCTGCTCGTCGAACTGAACAAGTCGGACGGTGCGGCGGGGCGCTTGTCTGGCCACCTCGGCAAGATTTCCGCATTCAACCCTGAAGTGCGCGAGTTGGCGCGCTCGACAAAGGCGCTCAGTGACGCGCTGCGGTCATCGTCGAGCAATGCTGCGACGCTCGCGCATCAGATCAAGTCGATTCACTCGCTCGGTGCGCTTCCTTCCATTCCGGTGATGCCGGGCGGTGGGGGCGGGCGCGGTGGCAGTGGTGGCGGAGGCGGACGCAGGGGCGGCCACGGCGGCAACATCCACGCCCGCGGGCACATCGGGCCGGGCGGCGTAGGTCTCGGTGGCGTAGGCTTCGGCCTGCCGGGCGGCATGGCAACGATGGGGGCGCTCGCCGCTGGCTACATGGCTTACGCGGGCGTCAAGTCGAGCGCAGAGGCGGCCGGCGACTTCGAGTTACAGAAACGCCGCTTCGAAATGTTCGGCATGAGCGGCGCGCAGAATCAAAGCGCGTTCGACTTCGTGAAAAACTCGAATCTGCCCGGCGCATCGCTGTCGGACAAGATGCGCTACATGATCGAAGGTCAGGGCGCGTTTCGCGAGTCTGGCATGGCCGGCGAGGATGCATTGCGCGCGGCGAAGATGGCGATGCCGATGCTCGCCAAGATCCACTACGCCAGCATCCTATCGGGGCATGAACTGACCGAATCGCAGGAGATGGACATGCTGCGGTTTGCCGAACAGCGTGGCGCCATCCGTGATCCATCGCTGTTCAACAAGACCATCGAGAACGCGTACCGCACGACGGTGACATCTGGCGGCCAAGTGGACTTCTCGAACCTGCGCCAATTCATGCGTACATCGCAGGGCGCTGGCATGACGATCAGCGATGACGGCTTGCTAGGTTGGGCAGAACCGTTGCTCGGCGAATTGAAGGGCGGCCCGGCCGGTACGGCGTTGGCGACCGCGCGCAAACGCCTGATGGGTATCACGAAGGCGACGAAGGCCCAATTGCAGACAATTCGCATGATGGGCGCGTGGGACATGAGCAAGGTCGTGCTCAACAAGTCTGGCGGCGTTGACCATTTCACCGGCGACGGAATCCCACTGATGCACGCCAAGGAATTCGGCGAGAACCCGTTCAAGTGGTACTCGGACTACATCCTGCCGTTCTACAAGGCGAAGGGATACGACATCAACCAGCAGTCGAAGCTGAACAGTGACCTGTTTGGCGGTACTGGCGGTGCGATGTTCGATAAGGTCGGCGTCCAGTTGCCGACGATCCTTGAAGGTCTGCATGCACGCGCAATCGTGCCGGGCATCGATTCCGCAGTGGACAAGTCGAAGCAGACGCTGACCGGCCAAGAGAAGGAATTCGAGGCAGCTTGGACAGACTTCAAGACGGTTTTCGGTGAAAACGTTCTGCCTGGCGTCATTCAGGTGCTCAAGGGCGGCACGGAGCTATTCAAGAAACTTGCCGACTTCAACAACGAGCAAGGGACTGGTGTTGCGGCCGTGCAAAACGCTCACGGCATCTTCGGCAAGATCGGCGCGGCATGGGATTGGGCGAATGGCAACGTGCCGGCAAAAACCGACACGACGGTTGCCGGGCGCGCGAGTGCTGCACCGAACCTCAACGTCAATGTCGCTGTTGACGGCACGCCGCTTCACGCCAAGTTCGTCAACACCATCGTGCGCAAGACAAGCTCATCGCTCGGAACCGGCTTCTTCGACCCGAACGCGTCGCCGATCAACCAATTCGTAACCGGACACTGATATGGCTGTAGTTTTGCAGCTCGGCGACTTCACGTTTTCCGAGTACGAAATCCCCGATCGCATCACTATGGTGACGGCAATCCGCACCGTCGTCCGCAAGATGGTCGGCGGTGCGCGCAACGTCAACATGATGGGCTATGACCCGGCGCCGCTCGAGTGGTCCGGCATGCTGCTCGGCTCCAATGCGCTTGACCGCGCGCGCACTCTCAAGCAGATGGCGCTTGCGCAGAAGATGCTGACGCTGACGTTCAGCGAATACAGCTACGCGGTCGTCATCAGCGAGTTTGTCGAGGACTTCCAGCGCGAGTACGAGATTTACTATCGGCTGCGGCTTGAAATCGTCGCTGACAACGCGGCGCAAGGTCCGACCGCGGCGCCCGGCATTGACTCGCTGATCGGCGCTGACATTTCGACTGCGAACGGCATCTGCTCGAAGATCGGCAATGCTGGCCTCACGTCGAGCATGGGAACGCTGACGACGGCGATCGGTGCGGTGTCGAGCTTTGCGACGGCAGCAAAAAGCACGCTGCAAAGCGTCCTCGCGCCGCTCGCCACGGTTCAGGCGCAGGTGACTACGCTGATCGCCGCCGGCGAGAACACGCTGCAAAGCGTCGCGACGGTTGGCGGCCTGCTGCCGAACAATCCGATCGCGCAGCAAGTGTCGAAACTCAGCGCGCAGGTCAACACGATGACGCAGCAGCCTCAATTGCTGCAGCTACAAGGCGTTCTGTCCCGCGTCAGTACGAACATCGGCCAGATCGGCTCTGCGTCCAAGACGATCACTGTCGTGGGCGGCAACCTGTATGACCTCGCAGCCAAGTATTACAAGGATGCGACCGGATGGGTGAGCCTTTCGAAGGCCAATCCGTCGCTCGGCGGCGATCCGAACATCAGCGGCACGCAGAACATCGCTCTGCCGGCAACGAATACCGCGGCATCTTCAGACGGAGTACCTAATGCCTAGTGCTGATCGCATTCTCGTGACACAGCCTGCCGGATTGGTGACTGTGCCGCGAGGTGCGGTCACGCTCGGCACTTCGCTATCCGACCAAATGACGCTGTGTACCGCATGGCTCGATTGGGAAGTTGAAAACAACGCGCTTTCGTCTGCGGACACGTTTTCCATCCGGTTCGCGGGTTCATCACTGCCGCCAGCTACTGACGTGAACTGGTTCAGCGGCCAGAAAGACATGTTCGTCGAGATATTCGCGGGCTTTCCCGAGGACTACGACTATTTCACGCCGCAGGAGTTGACGAAGCTCATCTTCGGTCAGGTTGACACGATCGACTACGACATAGCAAGCGACACAGTGACCGTGCACGGCCGCGATCTGACGCGCGTTTTCATCGATACCAAGACGACCGAGAAGTTTCAGAACCAGACGTCGAGCCAGATCGCAACGACGCTCGCGAAGCGCCGCGGACTGACGCCGCAAGTGACGGCCACCAAGACAAAAGCCGGCGCTTACTACGACATAGAGCACGTCAACCTGATGGATGAGCGCACGGAGTGGGACATCCTCTCATTTCTCGCGCAGCAGGAAGGCTTCATCGTTACCGTGAAGGACAAGACGCTGTATTTCGGGCCGCCACCGGCCGCCGATTCTGCGCCTTACCCGATCGTCTGGACGCAGGTCAATCCGACGCAGCTTGACTATCGAGCGATGGCCGGCAATGTCGAGGATATGCAGTTTCAGCGCACGCTAACGGTCTCGCGCGGCGTGACGGTCATCGTTCGGTCGTGGAATGACAAGAACCAGTACGGCTTCAACGCCACATACCCGCCAAAGAAGGTCGGCAGCTTGCAACCCGGCCAGGCGACGACGGCCGGCGGCGGCCAGGTGTTCACGTTTTTCTACCCGAACATCGACAAGCAGCGCGCGCTTCAGATCGCACAGCAGAAATACGACCTGATCGTTGCGCACGAGATGAAGTTCTCATGCCGCATCCCGGGCGACGTGACGCTGAACGCGCAGACGATCATTCAGGTGTCTGGCACCGGCACTGCGTTCGACCAGACGTATTACCCGTCGCAGATCGTGCGCCGCATGTCGTTCGACGGCGGCTTCGAGATGACCGTACACGGCAAGAACCATGCTGCAACCTCACAGGCGGTCCCGCTCTGATGAATTACCACGAACTAGCGAACAACATGCGCTCGCATGCGGAAGCGGCTGCCGGTCGCATTCCCAAGCCGCGCATGGCGCAGATCAGCAGCTACAACGCGTCGACGCACTCGGTCAAGGTCACGTTTCAGGGCGTTGGCGACTCGGATTTCACCGAAACCGGCTGGATTCCGCTCGGCGCGGTAGGTGTAGGCAATGGCTTCGGCGTGCTGACGGCACCGAATATCGGCGATATGGTGATGGTGTCGTTTTCCGACGGCTCCAATGCTGCGCCGAAGATCGTTGGGCGGTTTTTCTCGAACGTGAACGTGCCGCCGGCGGTGCCGGCCGGTGAGACGTGGATCGTGCACAAGTCGGGATCGCTGCTCAAGTTTCACAACGACGGTTCTGTCGAGTTGAAAGCTGCCGCTGGCGCGACGTACACCGCCACGCAACATCACTTCGTCGGCCCGGTGCTGATGGACAACACGCTGACCGGTAACGGCGGCATCGCGATCAGTGGCGACAACGGATCAGGCAACGCGTCAACCGTCAATGGCAACTTCAACACGACGGGCACGATCACGAACAACGGCCACGACATCGGCAGCACGCACAAACACGTCAATTCCGGCGGCTCTGGCCTCGGTGGAGTACCGCAGTGACAGACCTGAATCATTTCTGGAGCAACGACCTATCGATTGCATCGAACGGCGATCTGTCGGTCGCGAACGATGACACGCTCGCGCAACAGGAACTGCTCCGCGCGCTGATGACGAACCCGCAACTTGCCGACTCGGCCGGCAACCCGATGGCCTCGCCCGATTACACCTGGCACGCAGACTTCGGCGCAGGCATTCCGCGGCGCATCGGCAAGACGCTGAACGTGTCCGAGCTGCGCGGCACGATCCAATCGACGATCAAGACGATTGCAGGCATCGCCACATCCCCGACGCAGGTTGTCACGGTAACGCCGTTCAACAACGGCGCCGCGGTGACGATCCAGTATGCCGACGCCGTGACGGGCCAGGTATCGACCCTATCCTTCGACATCAATCAATAAATGGCAAACGTACAGACGCAATCGCTGACGCAGATGCTTCAAAACTTTGCGTCTACGGTGCAGGGTTCGGTGACGTCCGCGATCCTGAACTTCAACATCGGCACGGTGTTCCGCGCGCTCGGCGAGGCGGTGTCAGGCATCGCGCTCTGGCTGCAAGGTCTGATCCTGCAAATGCTTGCGCTCACGCGGGCATCGACGTCGACAGGATCGGATCTCGATTCGTGGTTTGCTGACTTCGGCTTTGCGCGGCTGGCTGCGTCGTATGCGACCGGCACTGTGACGTTCTCGCGCTTCACGCCAACGTCGCAGGCGGTCGTTCCGGTCGGCACTGTCGTTCAGACGACGGATGGCACGCAGCAATTCACAGTCAACACCGACACGACGAACCCTGCATACAGTGCGGCGCTTGGCGGCTATGTGCTGGCGGCAGGCACGGCAAGCCTCAGCGTCACGGTGACAGCCGTAACGGCCGGCACAGGCGGCAATGTGCTCGCCGGAACGATCTCGCAACTGTCGCAGTCGGTGCCCGGCGTCGATACGGTGACGAACGCCGCAGCCTTCACGAACGCGGTCAATGCGGAGTCTGATGCGACCGCGCTTGCTCGCTTCCAATCGTGGCTACTGAGCCTGTCGAAGGCGACGAAAGCAGCTATCGGTAACGCTATCACGTCGCTGCAACAAGGTCTGACATACACGATCACCGAGAATTACACCTACGGCGGCGTCTACCAGCCGGGTACGTTTTATATCGTCGCGGACGATGGGAGTGGTGCGCCATCTTCGACGCTTCTCTCGACGATTTATAACGCCGTTGATGCGGTCCGGCCTTTCACGTCAACATTCAACGTCTTTGCGCCGGTCGTCGTCAACGCCAGCGTTGCAATGACGATTTCCACGGCATCAGGTTACACGCACAGTACGGTTGCCGCCGCGGTGCAATCTGCGCTTCAGAACTACATCAACACGCTGCCGCTCGGCAGTTCGCTGGCTTACTCGCGCCTCGCGCAGGTCGCGTATGACGCCTCGCCCGGCGTGACGAACGTCACAGGTGTGACGCTGAACGGTGGAACGTCCGATGTGACCGCCGATGCAAAAACTGTCGTGAAAGCGGCAACTATCACGGTGACCTAATGGCGACTGGCGATCAGCAGGACATGTTGGCGCGCTTGCAAGCGCTCCTGCCGCGCGGCTGGTTCGGCGATGCGCCGCCCATCCTGACGGCGTTGCTCAACGGCTTCGCGGCCATTCTCGCGAACGTCTACGCGGTGCTTTCATACGCGCGGCTCCAGTTGCGCATTGCGACGGCGACGGACGGCTGGCTCGACATCATATCGGCCGACTTCTTCGGCACGACTCTGCCGCGCAAGACGGGCGAGAGCGACACGGCGTTTCGCAATCGGATCACGGTGAACCTGTTCCGCGAGCGCGCGACGCGCAAGGCAGTCGTGCAAGTGCTGACGACGCTGACAGGACGCGCGCCGCTCATCATCGAGCCTATGCGCCCGGCTGACACAGGCGGATATGGCATCGCATGCGGCTACGGTGTGGCCGGCGCGTATGGCTCGCTCGTTCACCAGTATCAGGCGTTTGTGACTGCATATAGGCCGCGCGGCATCGGCATCCCGAACATCGCCGGCTATGGCGGTTCGTCATCTGGCTACAGCATCGCATCACGCGGCGAATACGCCAGCATGAGCATGGTTCAGCAGTCGGTGAGCGACGCTGACATCTATGCGGCCGTCGCCTCGGTGATCCCGGCCGGAACGATTGTCTGGATGCGTATCTCGGCAGACGTTCCTGCACCACCGACGTTCCTCGATAGCACATTCATCCTGGACAGTGGGACGCTTGCATAGCAGCATCATCGCGACGAATCAAAGCTGCCATGTGGCGGCATCCAATTCCACAAGCCCGCCACAGTGCGGGCTTTTTTTATGGCTAAAGCATGAAACGACAAACCGTCTACGCAGGTCAAGTTCCTCTCGAAACCGACCTGCTGAACACGAACAAGAACGTGCTGACCGCAATCGGCCACGTGCTGCAAGACATGCTCGGCACGTCGACGCTGTTCTCGGGGCTCGCCTGCGTGCCGACTGCGCCCGCCGGCATGACGGTCAACGTCAACCCTGGCCGCGCTTACTCGCTGCAAGCGATCGACACTGGCGCATGGTCGTCGCTGGCCGCTGACACGCATCAGATCATGAAGCAAGGCATCTTGCTCGACGCGCAGAACTTTTCGTGCCCGGCCCCGACGACGGCCGGATTCTCGATCAACTACCTGATCCAGGGCGCGTTTCAAGAGGTAGACACTGGATCGACTGTGCTGCCTTACTACAATGCGACGAACCCGTCGCAAGCATACAACGGGCCGAACGGCACCGGCACGTCGCAGACGACCGCGCGCGACAACACAGTGCAGCTTCAGGTGAAAGCTGGCGTCGCAGCCACGACCGGCTCGCAGATCACGCCGACGCCTGATGCTGGTTTCAATGGCTTGTGGGTCGTCACGGTGCCGTTTGGCGCCTCGACTATCACGTCGGCCAACATCAGCCAGTACATCGGTGCGCCTTTCCTTACGGCGCCGCTTCTGTCGCAGATTCAATCGTCTCCGGGGCGCCTGCTTCGCACAAGCATTTATACCAACGTCGGTGGCACGCAATACGTGTCCGTCAATGGTGCGACGCCGACGACAACCGGTGCCTCTTCGTGGACCGCGCTATCGACTACGAATGCTATCGAATACGAAGGTTGCGGGGGTGGTGCAGGTGCCAGTGGTGCGGGCGGCCAGGGCTCCTCGACAGTCGGCATTGGTGCCTCGGGCGGCAGTGGATCATGGGGCAGAGGCAGGTTGCTTGCTGGATTTAGCGGCACCCAATCCGTTACGGTAGGCGCTGGTGGAACGGCTGGCACATCGGCCCCCTCCAATGGCGGGAGCGGTTCGGCCACTTCGTTGGGAGCATTAGCGTCATGGCCCGGCGGCGGAGCGTCGACGTTTGTGAATGGCGTCACGACACCAGCGATCGTAGGAGCTGGGGCCGGCGGCGCGGCACCGACAGGATGCAACATATTTGGCAGCGCGGGCAATTCTGCTGAAGCGGGAATTTTCGCTTCGACATCAGTCGGAGTTAGCGGAAAAGGTGGCGACACGCCGTATGGAGCCGGTGGCCAATCGGTGGCCGCCGGGGCTCCCGGCCAGCCAGGTTCGGGGTATGGGTCGGGCGCCAGCGGTGCTGCCGTAGGAGGTTCGGGCACGGGCCAACCGGGCGCAGTCGGTGCAAACGGCATTCTCATCATCCGCGAATATTCCTAACCAGGTTTCACGACAATCCGTTCATGGTCAACAAAATACTCGGCGCATTCGGCGCCATGCTCGCGCTCGTCTGCGCGCAGGCTAATGCGCAATTTATTCAAGGTCAAATCCTGACTGCCGCGCAACTCAACAATGCATTGGCGGCGCCGACGATCACGAGCGGATCGATTAATGGCGCAGCGATAGGCGCCACCGTTCCGTCAACGGCCTCATTCACCACTCTCTTGTCTAGCGGCGTGGCCACCCTCCATGGCGTCGTCACGCCGTCTACCGGCCAGTTCTATCAGAACATGGGCGCGACGGTGAATCGCGTTAGCGATCGGCTCTTCGTCGGCCCCGCCGTTTTGAACAATGCCACGAACGTCGCTTCGCAACCGGACTGGCTCACGACCTATCAGCTTGCGAAGGGCCGTACCTACGGGTACGTTCAGACGTCGCAAATGTCCGTGCTCAACGGCCCTGCGTCGCAAGACTCGCTCACCACGCTTGTTGTCGGTGCACAGACAACCGGTCGATCGGGCGGCAGTCAGGTGATCGCGGTTACCGGCATGGGCGTCAATAATCAAACATCGGGAGGCCTTGGCAACCAGGCTTGGGGCGGATACTTCGAAGCGTTTCGCGACACTGGCACGGCAGGCAATGGCGGGGCATACGGAATCGAAGTCGATACGATGAACTATGTCGGCTCCGCTGCAGTGACTGACCCATATGTGCAATCGAGTGATCAGACAGTATCTGCGCAACTAGCGGCTGGCGGCGGATTCCCTGGAACCATGTACCCGACGACGGTCGGTATCAATTTCCAGAACAACAACTCGACCTTTGACAAGGGAATCGTATTCGGCTCCAACGCGATTACGGGTGCGACAGGCACTTCGGGAACTGGAATCGCGATAGCGCTTGGGAAGGGTCACGAACTGCAATGGTATGGCGCGGCATCGACTCCCACGTCAAATATTCTCGGACTTGGGACCACCTCCGCAGGAGGCGTATCGCAGCAGTTCAGCGACAACCTCGTGCAGTGGATGAATTCAGCGAACGCGCCGATCTTTGGCGCTTCAGGCACATCCGGTTCTGCCAACTACATCCTGGCATCCAATGCGACGTCGGGCAACGCACCGGCTTTTGCGGCACAAGGTACTGATGCCAACATCTCGATTGCCATCGCGGGAAAAGGAACTGGTGGGGCGCTGCTGCAAGGTGGAACGTCGGGGACCGCCGCGCCGGCTGGGTACATGGGGCAGGTCGTCGGTTCGGATGTACCGGCACCGGGATCGTCAGTTACATCTGCTGCCATTGCCAATGTAACCTCGGCGAGCGTTCCGGCTGGCAATTGGATGTGCTACGGAAACGTCCAGCAAATCCCCGGTGCTAGCACGGCAATTGGTCAGAACGCTGCGTGGATCAGCACCACTTCAGCAGCGCTGCCGAGTGCCCTTGAAAACGCCGGATATGCCAAGCGCGTGACAACGGCGAGCGCCACCGCGACCATCGAAGGCATGAACGTTGGTCCGGTCTTCTACACCTTTACATCGAGCACGCCGGTTTACCTATCGTCTCAGGTGAACTACAGCAGCGGCACAACGGGCACGCAATACGGTGCTCTAAACTGTGTGCGATTCCATTGATTTCCTAGGCGCTTTGGGCGCGCTCTAGTGGGCGCTCAGATCCAGTCTCGCCAGAGTGCAATTCTCGGGGGCGTCGGCGCATGAACGGTTGCTCGATCAGCCTGTGTGCTACCTCGGCGATCAGCATGCAGCCGGGGAAAAATATCAGAGCCGACGCAACGGGGTCCGTCTGGAACAGCCCATGGTGCAACATCGTTTTCAGCATCGTCACGTTGCATAGATAGAGCGCGTAGCTCCGGGTGCTTATCCATTTAACGACTGGCACGTTATCGAGTTTCTGGAAGCTGGCCCACAGCACGATCGCGGCGAATGACGCAGAGGCCACGCTCATCGTCATCGTCCGCGTGAAAAAGTCTCCAAATTTGATGACGTAAAGCATGAGCAATATCGTTACGTCGGCGCCGACGAATCCTAGGACACCAATCCAACTGGCCAACTTTCTCAGATCGAAAGTGTGCGCCGCCCACGCGGCCAGGATGCCATAGGCGATTGCGTCAAGCCTGAAGACGACGACGCGTCGGAAATGCAGATCAAAGTCGACGTTCGGGTTGTAAGCGATCATGCGCAATGCCATGGGCACGACCATGAGGATCAGCGCAATCAGAAGGATTCGTGTGCGAGGCTTAACTCCAGCGCATATCGCAAACAGCGCGGGGAATAGAAGGTAGAACCATTCTTCGACGGCCAGTGACCAACTTTCCTCGAACCAATGGGGCATCGGCCACGCAAGGTTTTGCAGGAAGACGAGGTACCCCAGGCATTTCGCAGTCCAGCCGTGGTCGAGAGTGAGCCCCCAAAATGTGACAAACATCGAGACCAGGAAGAACGTCCAGTAGAGCGGCACCGTCCGCATCCAGCGACGAACGTAGAAGTTTCGCGCGACCTTCCATGAAAAGCCATTCTCGAAGTCGCGCAGGATGATGCCGCCGATCAGGAACCCGCTTAGCGCAAAAAACAGCACGACGCCGAGGTCACCGAGTACGTAGAAAATCCTCGGAGTTTCTTTGACTGCACAGGACATGTAGTGGGCAACGAGCACCGGCAGAATCGCGCACATTCGCACAACGTCAAGGCCGAAATTCCTGTTCTTCATGGTTTACGCTGGATAGTTATGCGTGATGGCTGGCGCCCGCGCAGACGGGCGGACCATGTTACAACATTTCGCGATCTTTCCAGCGCAAACAGAATGACGCAGATTAGTGCATCGCGGATTGCAGGCGATAAGCAACCAGCTCGGCTAGTACCTCGTGACCCAGGTCGTTCGGATGAACTGCGTCCTGGGTGATGTCGATCGCATTGAGTGCGCCAGACTGCTCTTCCGGCAGCAGCGCGTTCTTTTCGCTGACGTATGGCAGGTTGAATTCCTGCATTACCGGCATGTGCCAGTCCTGCGCGTTATGCCCTGACCGATCCATGACGGCTAGCATCACGAGGGCCGGGTGCGAAGGCGCGTTGAGGATCTGCTGGACCAGATCGCGATAGCTAACCGTGCTGTTGCTGTTCCATTGGTCGTTGACGTCGAAGTCGACCATGACGAGATCCGGGCTGTAGCTAAGGACATCGTTCTGGACGCGCTGCGCGCCGAAAGCCGAATCGGTCTGGCCGATTCCCGCATTGATAAGTGTCATCTTTGATTGCGGGAATGTGGCCTGCCACCAGCCGAAAACGCGATTGACGTAGCAGTATTTCGGCTCAGTACACCACGCGCCTTGCGTCACGCTTCCGCCGATGGCTGCGATCGTGATTGGCTGGCCGGCGGCCGCCTTAGCGAGCACTGCCTTGATGCGAGTGTCGTCGCCATAGTTGACGACCGACCTGTTCAGGACCGCGGCGTCAACAATGCACGTCGGGTTTGCCTTGGCGTCGCTGACGTAGCAGGGTTGCGCGGGCTTCACGGTATTTCCCGATGAGCTGGCGGAGGCCTGTGTACTCGACCCTCCCCCGCCACCGCCGCAGGCAGACAGCAACAGCGCTGCGCAAACCATAAATGCGCATGTAACGGATACTACAATAGTATCCTTTATGGACAAATTTTTTGAGCCGATCAACAGCGTAAGCAGGCTGATTGGTCGATGAGCCCTGTACCGATTCGGTTTCATGGTGTTTTCTCCGTTCATCATTTTGATGTTGTGGCGATACGAAGGATACTAATGCAGTATCGCAAACGCAAGCAGTTTTTGTATCGCAACCCCAAGCCGCCTAGCGCGGTTTTTTCTTTGGAAGCCCGATGGATCTCAACGTTTTGAACAGTTGGCTGCTCACGGCTGCCGGCGGCGCAGGAGTGGTCGTCTGGTGGCTATTCCGCACCGTTCACGCCCGCGTTGAGCGCGCAGAGACGGCGCTGGCTGAATTCAAGCTGCACTGTGCCGAGAATTTCGTCACGTCGAACACGCTTGAAAAGGCGCTCGACAATCTGAACAAGACGATCGGCGCAGTGTTCGCGAAGTTGGAGCGCATCGAGGACAAGCTGGATCTCAAGGCGGACAAGCCATGACCATCACGCCAGCACTGCTTCAGGTTGCATGTGGTGCCAGCGCCGCCAATGCCGCCAAGTACGCGGCCCCCTTGCAAGCCGCATGCGATCGCTACTCGGTCAACACGCCGTTGCGCATCGCTGCGTTTCTCTCGCAAGTGGGCCACGAAAGCGCAGGGCTATCGGCGAGTCAGGAGTCGTTCAACTATGGCGTACCGGGATTGATGGCGACATGGCCGCGCAAGATGCCGTTCGCGCTGGCTAACACGCTCGGCCGGCAGCCCAATGAGCCGTTTGTGCCAGTCGCGCGCCAGCAGCGCATCGCGTCGATCGTGTACGCGAACCAGTACGGCAACGGCGACAGCATGACGGGCGACGGCTGGCGATACCGCGGCAGCGGCCTGATCCAGTTGACGTTTCACGACAACTTTGTCGCGTTCGGCCATGACATTTCGCTCGATCTGGTGACGGCGCCTGACAAGCTGCGCGCCGATCCCGCGCTGTGCGCTTTGTCGGCCGGCTGGTTTTGGGTCGAGCACGGCTGCAACACGCTGGCCGACGCTGGCGCGCTCGATTCGATCACGCGCCGGATCAATGGCCCCGCGATGAAAGGGAAGGGCGAGCGCGACGCGCTTTACGCCGCTGCAAAGAACGCGCTCGGCATCTGATCACCGGCGGCGCAGCCTCTTGCAGCCGGAATTGCTGTTCCACAAGCCGCCTCCGGGCGGTTTTTTACGCCCGCACATGACCGACGTTACCCAAATTCACGAAGAGAAAGAGACGTTGACCGTCGCCGTCAACATCCCAGGCCACGAGCCGCGCAAGACGACGGCTCTATTCGAGCGCACACGCAAGCAACTGATCGCGCGCGACGGCGGCCGCTGTTTCGTTTGCAACGCGACCGCAGAGCAGAGCGGCCATCCGCTCGAGGCGCATCACCATCCGATCGAGCGCTCATTCGCCGAAATGATCGATTGGGACCGCTTCAAGCTCGACGCGCAAGCCGGCGTATGGGGCGCTGCAATCAAGGCGTTCGATTGGGACGACTTCACCGACTGGACGCAGTTTGTCGACGACATGACCGTCAACGGCATGTTGCTCTGTAAGGCGCACCACATCGGGAAAGATGAGGGCATGCATGCGCTGCCTTTCCCCATCTGGATCGCGCAAAAGTACGGCAAAGAGGGCTACCAGTTCTCGGCCGCAGAAGTCATCCACCACGCAGCATAGGAGCATTCTCATGGCCCAAAATTCCGCAGTCATCACCGGCGGCGTCGCGATCTCGACCGCGACTCTCATGCCCGCAATTGAATGGGCGCTCGGCCTGGCATTTCATGTGCCGGTGCCCGCCAGCGTTTCGTCGCTCGTCGCCGGCGTCGTGGTGGCTGGCGCTCATGCTGCCATCAACTACGTGAACGCGCGTCTCGCTTCAAAGCAAGCCGCAACTCTCGCGCAGTAATCACCCACGCCGCGCCGCGGCACTCTCTGGACACAATCCCATGAAGAAGATTCTCGCCGCTCTTGCGGCTGGCCTCGTCGCGCTCGCTCTCTGTGCATGCGCCGGCGCCCCGACGCTCACGTTCGCTCAGCAGGTAAGCATCGCATGCGGCGCTGCCAACGGCGAAATCGCCATCCTGAAGGGTGACGGCGTATTCACTGGCGGCGCAGAAAAGACGCTGACCGAGACCGTTCAGCCTGCAGTTGACAAGGTTTGCTCTGCCGGCGCATCGGTCGCGAAACCGGACTTGCAGTCGATCGTCAATGCGACGCTGCCGCTCGTCAAGTCGCTGGTGGACTCGTCGTCGCTGTCGCCTGACAAGATCAGAGCCGCCGACGCAGCGATTGATACGGGCGTTCTGGCGTTCAACATTGCCATCAGCCTCGCTCCTGCTGTCACGGCCACGGCGCCGGTTGCAGCATCGACGCCGCTCGCTGGTGCGCCGCTGCAATGAGCAAGTTCCTCTCCGGCGACCTGGACGCGGATCTGATCAAGGAGTCGCCGCCGACTTGGCGGCTGAATGAGCCGGTTGTCTACCAGTCCGACGTAGCAGGGCAGACGTTCACCGTGCCGGCCGGTTTTGTCACCGACCTTGCGTCAGTGCCGCGCTGGCCTCTGGTCTACCTGCTGGCGGGCGGAACAGCCAATCAGGCTAGCGTCGTCCATGATTTTCTGTACTCGACGCACCTCGTCACGCGCGATGTAGCCGACGCTGTTCTGCGTGAGGCGTCCTTGCTGACTGGCGTTGCAGCGTGGCGCGCGGCCCTCATGTTCTATGGCGTGCGCGCTTTCGGCTGGTCGCATTGGGGCAGCGGGGCGGCTGCAAAGCAGGGCAGCGCCTAGTCTAGCCGACCGTTTTTCAGGTCGTCTTTCGCCATGCGATACCCGCGGATTGCACTTACCAAGAGAAGGGCAGAAAGTGCGCCCAAAAACGAGAAAAAAAGTGTAGTCAAATCGCTCATCGACCTCTCCAAGTTATGCGGCGCTGGCTGCCTTCGTGGCGGTCAGCGCCCATACGAGCGACGCAACCCAACCGATGAACGTCCAGCCAAGGAAGATGTTTAGCGCCACAATCGCACCGTAGTTGTGATGCCGGCGCGATCGCGCGACGAAAGTCGGAATGAAGTAGATCAGCAGCGATACGATCAGCAGGAGTATGGCGCTCATGTTTTCCCCGTATTTGGTCTTGTAGTTACTTGCCTAGCGCTTCGCGAACCGCTTCCGGTACACCCGCATGTATTGGCAAGCCATCTTCGCGATAATCGACCATCTTGCCGATCTGTTCAAGTGCTCTTTGCCCCTTGATCGCCTTGTCGCGCCAGTAGTCGTGTCGCTCCTGCAATTCTTCGAGCGAGCGCACGTACTCGACGCGAGCTTCGATCAACTGGTCGTTGACCAGCTCGCAGCGCGAACTGAGCGGGCATTCATGCTCGGGCGGTTTCATGTTGGAACCTTTGCGCCGCACTCGTGCCGCTAGATGGCATGAACAGCCACGCTTCAAATCTCGCCCGGTAGTCGCTGACCGACTCACCGCGCCTACGCGGCCACTCGAACGGCCTCGGGCCGCCATGCTCGGCATAGACGCGCGCGAATTGGTCGATCCATATGTCGACATCAGTACGCATAACGCGAGCGATCAGCCGCTCAATAATCCCTCTCATCTTTCCTCCCGCTCCTCAGCGCATCTGGCTACGCCCATCCTTCCTCTGCTGGGCGATGATCGTCATTGCTCGCAGATTTCTTTGCGTTGACAGAGTCAATCCATTGGGTGAGTGCGTCTCTCAGGCGGATCGCCTCGTCTTTCCCGATCGAATACTCCAGTGTCGCTCCGAATCCCGTTTCCGACGATCCGTACATCGGATGGTCGATCTTGAATTCGAGCATGCCGTCGCTATAGGCCATGACGCCCATCGAATCGCCGCAGGCACCGCCAGTCACCTCGAAAATCATCACACTCCCTCCTCAGTCTGCCATCCGGCAGCGCGCCAGTTACTTCCTTCCCCATCCCAAAGCCGCCGGCCGGCCATATCCCTGAAATTTGATCTTCAACCAATCCCGCGACCTACCCCGCTGATACGGCGAATCCATCCGCTTGGCAACCATGCCTTCAAGGCCAAGCTCTTCGACGTGCTCAAAGACCAGTTTCCCCTCATCCTCAATCCCGCTCGCGTAGATCAGCGTGTCGGTATTGTCGAACGACTTGCGAAGCTTCAGCTTGCGTTCGGTAAGCGGCATTCCGCGAATGTCGGCGCCGTCGATCGATAGCGCATCGAAGACATAGAGTCGTGCCGGGTCAGTCTTCGCCGCAGCGCGGACATTCTTCGGCGTCTTCGTGACGGCACGTTGTCGTAGCCGATCGAATGACGAGCGTCCGGTGTCGTCGTCAACGGTCAGTTCCGCATCCCATACGAAGTCGCCAGACACGCTTTCGACCGCTTGCACGACCTCGGGAAACGATCCGTTGAACAGGTTGCCATTGCGGCTCCAAAGCTTCACGTCCTCGCCGGCTTTGACTACCAGGCAGCGGAATCCGTCGTACTTAAGTTCGAACAGCCAGTCAGGATCGGAGAACGGTCGACCGTGGAGCGTCGCCAGCATCAAATCCGACGCGTCAATCACGGTATTGCGAAGTCCACGCCCACGCAAGCGCGAGCTTCGCCCACGCATCGTCTGTAGGGCAGCCGGTCACTGAGCAGAAGTGTTCAAAGTCCTCGGCAAGAGTGTGCCCATGCGGATTCCGTTTGTCCGGATCGGGCAGCACGACTTCCAGAATCGCTTCAGGGTTGCGGTACTCGAACATGGCGTTACCTCCTTGCCTTGTGACCAGCATGATTCGGACCTATCGTGACCGATCAGACGGCAGGCGTGGACGCCTCCATTTTCTTTCCAATCTCGGCAGCAGCGCGGACAATCGCCCGGCGAGTAGCAGCGCAAGGGTCGCCTCCGTGAAGTTCGAGCGCCATTTCCTTGTCGCTGTCCAGAAGCCCATCAACCGATGTCGACATGCATCCGACATCTAGGGCGAAATGTAGCTTCACCGCCAGCCGCAGCGCGTCGCCGTCGTCCTGAAGAGGACGCCAGTACGCGTGCTTTCCGGTCTTGCAATACGGGCCGATCCCATCGTCTTCGTCGTAAATGATCGCAGTCTCAATTCCCGCCGCCTTCACCGCCAGTTCCAACAATTCCCTGTCGTTCATCGCTTGTCCTTTGGTTGTTCTTCGTCGTCGGCGCCGATCGCACGAACCCAATGAACACAACCGCGCTTAGGCTGTGCCTGCACATACGGCTTACCTTCGTGCATGCAGAGGATGGCCGAGCCACCCGCGCGCCACTCCGCGAAGTGCTCGCAGCCAAGGCAGTGGCGATCCGTCTCCGGCGCATTGAACAGACCCATGTCGACTGATTCCGATTATCGCTTCATAGCAACGATACCACAGCGGGATTGCAAAGCAAATACTAATTCTGCGATGGTATTGGTACACTCGGCATGTACCAGGGCATTTCGGCTGAAATCCATAGCCAGCAATGGTTTGAGGCGCATTTACTGCGCCAACTGTACCAAGTTGGAAGCGAGAGAGATTGAGTGCGGAGCGATGCGCGCCCGGTGATCCGAGCGGCGTGAAAGAGGGTGCCTTTAAACTTCAGAGAGCAGATACAATTAAGCCGGCAACGGGTGCCGGCTTGCATGTTTTCCTGCTGTATTTGATGCGACTGTACCAAATTCGTACCAATCGCCCGCAGAGCCTTATTCTATAAGGGTGCTTGGTGCCCAGGAGAGGACACCTATCTGGTATCCGTTCGCCTCGAAACCCTGATGTAACCGTGATTTACGGATACTGTCATGGTATCATTTGGTCAATTTAAGAGTGCGACTGTACCGGCTACTGTACCAGGGCGGTCGCCATACCAAAAGGAACCGAAAACGTGGCGACATACCAGAAACGCGGCGAGAGCTGGCGTGCGATAGTTCGCAAAGCTGGACACAAACCCATCAGCGCATCATTCAACACCAAGCCGGAGGCGATGGCGTGGGCGACGGCGACAGAAGCCAAGCTGAACGAAGGCGGCCAGGTGGTCGACGACAACACTGTCACGCTACCAACCGTTGCCAGGCTGCTGACCCGATACGCGCTCGAAGTGAGCCCGACAAAGCGGGGCGAGCGGTGGGAGGTGATTCGCCTTGAAATGCTGGCGCGCAACTTTCCAGTGTTCCAGAAGCCGCTTTCCCGGTTCTCGCCGCAAGACGTCGCCGACTGGCGCGATGATCGCTTGCGCGTCGTTTCTGCATCATCGGTCAATCGGGAGTTGAACCTGATCTCGGCTGTTTTCACGACTTCGATCAAAGAATGGCGCATGCCGCTCAAGGAAAACCCGGTGCATCTGATCCGCCGGCCCAAGAGCGCGCGTCCGCGTAAGCGCCGGGTCGACAATACCGAAGTGCAGACCATCTGCAACGCGCTCGGTTGGGATATGAAAGCCACGCCGGAAATCTCAAAGCATCTGATCGCGTGGTCGTTCGCATTTGCCGTCGAGACAGCCATGCGCCGCGGCGAGATCCTGAACATCAGGCATCGCGACGTGAACATCGCAGAGCGCTATATCCATCTGCCACAGACCAAGAATGACGACGCGCGCAATGTGCCGCTGTCGTCGCGCGCGGTCGATCTGCTGTCGTTGCTCGCAAAGGGAAAGCCGGACGACCATCTGGTGCCGGTGAATGCTGGATCGTTCGACACGCTTTTCCGCGAGGCGAAAAAAAAGGTCGGCTTGACCGACCTGCATTTTCACGACTCACGCCGCGAAGCCGCGACGCGCATGTCTAAGTTGCTGCCGAACGTTTTAGAACTGTCGGCGGTGACAGGGCACAAGACCCTGAAGATGCTGCAAATCTACTATGAGCCGGAGGCGACGGACATCGCCGCCAAGCTCGGCTAAACCACGGTGGGCGTCCTGCGCGGGCGCCCACGTTGCGCGGGCGCTGGTTGCATGCTCTGCGCTATCACCCAATCCCTCACCACTGACGGAACCCAACGCGGCCGGCCAAGACCTGCGACGCGCGGCGGCAGGCTGGCCGGCTTCTTCGTGACCATCGTCGCCACAGATGCCGGGCTGTAGCCTAAAAACTTAGCCAGTTCCTTGTGCGTCCAGAGTTCTTCCATCGCCTTTCTCCCTATGCCGCGGCGCGCAGCGCGAATCTTTCTGTCGCCTGGCCGCGCTTAATTTGAACCGCCTTGCCAGCGTGAAGGCGTCGCGTATATTCAGCGCACGCCCGCACATACTGACGCCGGCTAACTGTGTCGACCAGTTGCTCGAACAGTGCTATGCCGCCATTCATTGCTTGCAGCTCGTCGCCGGTCAGCACGAAGCGGCCGATCTCCTGGAAGCGCTCGCATACCGCGATCATCGCGTTTTGCATGGCATACAGCGGCTCGAGCCCGACATTGCGGTTGCCAGCCGTCTCGCACAGCACGATCGCAATATTGCCCGTGACGACAAGCGTGTCCCATTCGTTCTTCGTGCCTGTGCCGCGGGAGAGGGCAAGCGCAGCCATATGAACGCTGGTCAGCACCTCCAATTTTTCCTCTCCCTGCATCGGCTCGTCTGCGTTGAATAGCGTCGAGATGATGTCTTTGGGCGTCACTAACTTGCGGGCCTTGCGCGGTTTGCGGTTGCTTGGCATATCACACTTTCCATTTTGCGCGGGTCAACTCGATGACCCGCTTTGCTGCTGCTTCAATCATTGCGGCTCTCCCGCTTTCTGAGACAGCGACGCGTCTCTTGCCGACTCGAAATCTTCGCGATTGACACTGATGACGAAGACGATGTTTTCCCATTGACCCGTCGCAACATCGCGCATCGAAACGCAGTCCGTCCCGAATGAGACATCGACATAGCCCTTACGCTGCTTCGCGCCTGTGATCGACTCGTGCAGGACTTGCACGGCGACGTTATCCACGCCGACACGCTGAATCAGTTCGTCAAGTTTCATTGTTCTCTCCCGCTTTCTGTGACAGGGCGGCCGGTGCTGCGGGTAGTGGCTGCCAGTGCGTCGGCTGATTAGGTTCCGGGTCTACGTCGCTCAACAGTTCGTCGGCCCAGACCCACAAAGCCCACTGATTGCCCTCAGACCAGAGCATTCGGGCCTGTTCACCGTTGAACGCCCAAATTTCCTTATCCTTCGGCGCTGTCTCAATCGGCTGCCACGCATCCCGTCCGGCTCCCTTCTCAGGAGCGGCGGTGGGAACGGTGTATCCGATCTGCTCGTATGCCTTGGCAATGACCTCGTGTGCCCTGCCGCGAGCCTTGGAATCAGCCAGGGTCGAAGGCGTTTTTGTGAAGTGCTTCACCATCATTTGCAGTGTTTCGAGAAGGTCTCTGGTCAAGGCATCCCCTGATTGCGCGGACTGTTGCGGGGCGGCGTTGACATTTCGCAGTTCGGCGATGATTTGCCGGGCCGCGTCGGCACGGTGATCTGACGCGCCAGTGTTATCGCCACCGCGCGCTTGTGTCTCCCATTGCTCAGCAAATTCCTCGCAAATATTGATGGCGACCTTCATGATTGGCGACTCACTCAGACTTGGCATATTCGGCCCCATTGACGATGATGATCTCGTTGACGAAGCCGCGAAGGGCGTCGAGTCGAGGATTGCCGAGGTCGTATTTGCCAGCAATCTCGCAAATCTTCTCGGTGCTTATGGCGATCGCCACCGCCTCTTTCCCTGCTGCCGCGAGTAGAGCGTCGCGCTCGGACTCAAGGGCGGTTAGGCGGGCGGTGAGCCGTTCGTTTTCCTCGGTTAGCAGCGCGTTTGCCTGTCGCTCAGACGCGAGCACTTCGGGCGACGACTCGGCATACGCCTTATCTGCCAACCCTTGACGAATCGACGCGTCACGGATCGTCGCGTCGGCGAGAGACCGGGCGGCGTTAGCCTGCTTGCGAATCGCTGCTCCCAACTCGGCAATGCGGGCGGATTGCTGCTCGAGCAGGTCTGCGGCTTCGTCCACTTCCGTGAGTCCCACCAGACGGAGACTCTTTGCTACTTCGCTGACGTCAACCATTATTTGTCTCCTTGGCGAGGCGCTCGAAGTGGAACGTTACCGTTGCACCTGTTTCCGCAACTAATCCGAAGCGCTTGGCATGTCGATATGTCGGATAATTTTTGGCGAGAACATCGGTGGAGCGAGCCAATTTTTGCCGCCAAGATTCCAGGGGCATCGCGTGCTTATCGATGTTGCAGGGCGGGCATGAAGGCATCAAGTTTTCAACTCGGTCATTCTCGGGACGCCACAGTTCGCCGGTCGGAACGAAACCGCGACCGTGTATGTAAGTCATCTTTCGATTCACGGCTTCAACATGGTCAGCGTGCCAGCGATCACTCAGAGGCTCGCCGCAGTATGCGCACCGGCCATCGAACATCTGCCGGATCTTTTCTCGCTGCGCTTTGGTCAATCGGCTCACGATTTCCCTCCGCTCACAGGTTGCGCGGCGAGAAGGGCGGCTAGAACGGGTATGCGATGCGTCCAGCCGCAAGTCGTCATAGCTTTGATGCCCGTTGCAATAGCCTCGCGCTGCTCGTCAGTCAGCGCCACCTGTGTCTGTGCTGGTTGCGGTGCCGTGGATTGCGGGCAGTCGCTTTCATGTTGGCCGTCGATGGGTTCGCCGCAGAAGAAACAGATTCCGGTAGAGCGCTCGCCCTGCTCGGCAGATTGCGCAGGCTGTTGTGGGGCGGCAAGTTGCCGAATCCAATCAGCCATGTTGACGCCATCAGGACAGCCAGAGTCGGTGCATGCGCTCATAAGCCGTTCGCAACATTCTTCAGCAACTTTTAGCCTGTATGCGCTGAAAGGGATGCTAGTCGGCTCCGCCGCCACCTTTTCGGCGGTGAGAGCGGCGCGGGCCATCCATCCGGACAGCGCAGCTTCTGCTAATCTTGTGCGCTCGCAAGCATCTGCTGTGCGCTCCATATAAGTTCCAATGTAGCGTGTTAAGTACCGGCCTTTTGCCCACGCCTCAAACGCTTCCCGCTCCCCAATCGCCCCATTTGCGGCGGCTGCTGCGGCGCGAAACTCACGGATAACGCGAGCGCAGTCAAACAGGGTCGCCGCAGCCGTGCCCTTGTATTTTCCCAGGCGATCAACGTCCTCTAGTAGCGCGTCGAGTTGCGCAGGCGTCCAACTAATCGCCACATTGGCGGCGTCCTCACCGATCGGCGAAGTGTGATTTGTCGCGGTCATTTGCTGTCCTTTGCGCGTGCGGCGTCGAGGGAGGCGTCCAACTCGATAGCGGCATCCGGCGCGACATACGTCGGATCGAGGTTAAGTATTTGAAACTTGTCTCCCACTATGCAGACCTTGCGCCGCAATAGCCGATACCGCTCTGCATCATCCGTCACCGCCTCGTCTGCTTGCTCGGCGTCACCGCACGATTGCGCGGGAGCGGTGGCGTCTTTCGCTGTGCAGCGGCGAACGCTCGAGCAAAATGCAGGGGAATCGCAGCACTGGGAATAGTCGGCGCATTGCGCGGGAGCGGTGGGAAGGAGCCCGCTGCAATTCATCACGCAGCCGGTCCCGTCACAATCGAAGCACTTGTTATGCGCCAGCACGATGCCCTCCACGGTCTCGCTCGAAATAGTCTCGCCAAACCAGATAACCTCGTCTCGGCCCTGCCGGATCGACCAGCCCTTATAGGGATTGGACCCGGACCAATGCGCGATCCACGGCACGGCCGTCTTGCTTTCAAGCAGGGCGCTGGCCTGACTCTTCAGTGCTGCATGCCAGCCGGCGGCGAACTCGTTGCGCATCCCCGACATGAAGTGCTCGGGATAAACATCAAACTCGTGCCGCTCGTCAAATGCAGCGCGCCATTCATCCGTCATATCCTCTCCAGCGATCTTGGTAGTGGTGGTATTCATGGGTTCCTTGCGGGTGGTTGACGTCTTCTCCGCCGCTAAACAGCGGAGATTCCTACTGCTAGCGATGCACGCCCGCATCGGAGAATGTTGCGTGCTGCATTCACGTCTCGGTCATGAACCGTTCCGCAGTCGCTGCACGTCCATTCTCTTATTCCAAGTCCTGCGATACCTTTCGGCCGCGAGTCGGGCAAAGCACCACAACTCGAACAGGTTTGGGATGAAAACGCTTCGTTGACTTCCTCGAACACCACACAATGCCTGATGGCTTTGTACTTGAGTTGTGTCCGGAACGCGGTCCACGCGGCATCGTGTACGGACTTGGCCATACTCGTTTTTGCCAGCGATTTCGCGTTCACGTTGCCTACGAAGATTGCTGCATGTTTCTTGACCAGCGCGGTCGTTTCCTTGTGGATAGCGTCCTTGCGCTGATTTTTGATCTTGGCGTGGATAGTCTTGACGCGGTGCTTCTTGTTCGCGCGCTGCGCCATGCCGAGCACCTTCTCTGATTGCCGATACCAGCGTGGCATATCGAATGCCGTGCCGTCGCTGTAGGTCGCCATTGTCTTGATGCCTAGATCGATGCCGATCGACGTTGCGCCGTCCGGGACATGCTTTTCCTCAATCTTCACCTTGACGGCGATATTGATATACCAACGCCCGCGTGAGTCCTCATTGAACGAGCCGCTGCACAGTTCGTACTTCGAGAGACCATATGAGTCCCACAGTCCGATCTTGAGACCATTGAAGTGGAGTTGCCCGGCCTGGTGTTTGATGTGTGCGCCCTTGAACGGCACCCATCCGAGCGAGTATTTCGGCGACTTTCGATTGCTCGCGCGCCAATTTAGCTTCTGACGCTTGAACTGCTTTAGGCGAGTTGCGAATTCCTTGCATACCTCCTGAGCCGTTCCCGATCCCACTGCGACGCCTTCACACTTGCTGAATCCAGCCGTTAGGGCGCACAGATCAAATCCACTCAACCAAATCTTCGGACGATTGCAATATCGCTTAAGGCTGCGGTACTGCGTTTCGTTGCAAAAGTTCCAAACCATATTGACGTCTCGAGCCATCGCAAGCATGGCTTTCGCGTGCTTGTCTTTGATTCTCAGCTTCAGAGTCTTTACGGTTTCCATGTCTTTCCGAACAGTTGTAAAAAACGGGCGCTGCGCCTCAAAACGGCAGATCCGAGTCGAACTCGTCGGCGGCCGCCGCATGCTTGATCTTCGGAACGGCCTTCACGCGAATCCTGATCAGGTCTTTGCCTTTCAGGTCGTAGCAGTCGCTCAGGTCGATGAATGCCTTGTATCGGGCCTTGCTGCGCGTGCTGGCCGTCACGGTGAAGACCGATGGGTGGCTCCAGTCATCCCACCTGTCTCGCGGTAGAAGACACTTCCACTCCCGCAGCGCCGGCGAATCGACGATCTCGCCATACACAACTTTGTCGGTCGGGTGATAACGACGCTCTTCCTCGCTGGCGTCGCCGTCGATGACAACTCGCAGGTAATGACCGTCCGCACCCACGATCACGCCGCGCTCGCCGTAGCAGGTAACTTGACGGCCTCGCTCGGCCGGCACGCCGTAGTACTTGCAGATGTAGTCGAAACTCATGTCTTGCCTCGATGCGTCGAAAAACGGGCGTAGCCGCCCTAAGCACGCCGCGCTGTCTGCGCGGTTCGTGGTAAGCGTTATGCTGCCGCCGTACTTGCGATCGGCTTGCGCGTGATCGCTGGAATGCTGCCGATGCGGATGCTGACCTGCTCGCCGTTGTCACGCGCCAGTAGTTGAGCTGCGGATACGATCAGGTTGTGTGTGAGTTGATGCGTTGGCTTGATGGCCCGCAGATATGCGTCTGTCGCTTGTGCAAGCGCGCGGCCGAGTTCGTCTTGCTTCACTGTGCCGTTTCCCGTATGGCGCGTTGAAACTGCCGCCCGGTGCGCTTTCTGTGCGTTTCGGCACGCGCTTACACGAGCGGCCATGATGGCGTTCGCTGGCGAGCGTAATAATGCTGAGAATTTCGTGTAGAGCATGGTTTCCGTTCCTTTTTGTTGGTTTTGATCAAGTTCTGCTATGTGCGTAACGATACCGCAAGAGTATCCGTAACGCAATACCTAATTTCGTGCTTTCATGCAAAGTTCACGGAAGCGCCGCTGTTCCGCGTCGTATCCGGCCAGGTTGGCATGCATCCATGCTGGCGATGCACTACGTTTTGTCTTGCGTTCGATTGCCTCGCGTAACGCGTCGCCTTCGAGCAGCGCATACTTGACGCGCGAATGGCTGACGGAATCGCGCCAGATCACGCCCTTGGCGACGAGCGCATGCAGAGCGTCGCGCACTGCTGATCGCGGGCTCTCATGCAGCAGGTCGCAGATCTCGTCTTGCGTGTAGCGGTAGTTCTGCACCATTGCGCCGATCAGTTCTTCGTGAGCGACGGTTTCGGCTTGGCGTGAGCTGCTGATTGCGATGTTTTTCATGGTGCTCAGTTGTTCCCTTGCGTTACGATCGTTTCCGACTTGTGGACGGTTGTCTTGCCATGCCGTTCCGAGTAGTTACGCTCGGTCGTAACGGTCCCGTCGCTGCATCGCGTGAAGTAATGCCAATCTCCCGGACCTGAATGCATAAACTTTGCAGCCATCCGCCTCGCGAATCACGTGCGGAGTCGAATCGGCTCGCTCTTGCGCTTGGCGCTGCTCCATATCGTGTTTCGCCCAATCTGAGAAGAAGCAGCCATACAGCAGGCTGGAGCTTGCGGCCACCATGAAAATCCATTGCAACAGCGTGCTAATGCGGATCATGCTTGCTCCTTTGGATGCGCTTTCAGGAATGCCTTGCCAGTTTTGAAGGTTCGTTTGGTGCCGTAATAGACCGTGACTGAATTCGTGCTCGGCGCGTCTGGTCTCAAGGCATCTTCTGCCAGGTACCGCGAGAAGCCGCTGTACATGCTTTCGCTCATCGCCGAAAACCTGACCTTCATTGCTATCGGAGTGCCAAGCGCCGCCCGCAACTGCTCGCACTCAGCCTCAAGCGCCGCATAGTCTGAATGGCGCACGTATAAGCCATTGGGGCAGGGCGCCGAACTGGTGCCGAATCGTTGAACTGTCATGCTGTCTCCATCTGTGGTTGTGTGGTGCCCATCTTCATTGCGCGCGCCGGCTCCCATAACTCATAGGCGCGATCCCATGCTGCGAACTTTTCCTCGCGCGGCGCTTTGCCCTGATCCAGCCATTGATGGCACCAGTGGCAGCCCGGCACAGTGCGCGAGTGGCTTGCCTTGAGGCCCATTCCTTTGCCGTCTCGCGCCTGATTGCTATGGCACGGCACAACGATGTCTGGGGATGCTTCGCCGCCACAGACGACGCGCAGATAGCAGGCTTCACCGCGGCAAGCTGCCAGATACTTCGATCCCTCGGCGACGGTCGGCCGCTTCCGCGCGCGCTTCTTCATCGGCTTGCGCTCCAGTTCCTTCGTCGCGCTGCGAAAGCTGCTGAATGACGCGCCGGGCTTGCGTGCGAATGCGGAGCGTTTGAGTGGTGCTGATCGCTTCATCGCGCCCCCGCCAGCAATCCGGCGAACGGATGCGCCCGACCATCGCAAGCAGTCCTACGCGCCTTGTACACGCCAGCGTATTTGCGGTAGTGACGAGCCGATGCCTGTTTGCGCGCTTCGACCAGATCCGGCTGCGGCTTGTCGCGCTTGTCGCCAGCCCGGTAAACCGCGCCCCACAATCCGCTCTTGCCGACCATGCGGTGCCAGTCGCAGATGTAGACCTTCTTCGGCGTCTCGGCGCGCAACATGCGCAGATGCCGACGCACGCCAGTCTCGGCGATGCCGACGAGCGCTTCAAGTTCCTTGGCGGTCAGCGCTTCCTGCTCGAGCAGTTCGAGGATCTTGTTGCGCGTGGCGTGGCGCACGCTGTTGGCGTTGAGTTTGCCGGTCATGCTGCGATCCTTTGCGTGCGCAGGTGGGGCGCATTGGCGGCATATACGGCGTAAGCGAATCCGCGTGGCGTCGCGCTGCGAATGTTGCCGCGCTCGGCGCTCGGGGGCGCCTTGTGAATTCGATCGTCTGGCGCCCCAAGGGTGGGGTCGATGCACGGCGCAGGCATGATGAAATCCCCAATAGGCCAGATCTGCGTGTTCTTCGTGTAGTTGTCGTCCCTACAAAACGCCGTGAAGTGGTGCGGATGGAACGAGTATTTGGCCTTTCCAAACACGCGCGACAGCACACTCACAGGGTTTTCCAATAGACCCGGCGCGCCGAACATTTCCAGCACCGTGCGGCATTGCTCCGCTATAGCGACAGCTTTCGCCTGGAACATCGGGTCGATCTTTCGCTTGTGCTCAAACCAGCGCGCGCCAGAGACGGCCATGTCGGTGCAGGGCGGGAATGCTGCTCCGAACACGACGCGCTCAGTTCTGGATATGTGGCGAAGGATCGGCATCGCCTCCAGTACGGTGGCCTTGATGCGGAAGATGCGGCCATCATCTTCGGTGCGCTCGTGCTGCGGATCGACCATGACAACGCGATAGCCTGCATCAAGCCAAGGCTGCGCCATGTTGAGCGTCAGATTGCAAAGGAGAATTACTGTTCCGCGGCTCATGCTGCGATCTCCGCATATCCTGCCGGCGCGGGATCTTTCCATTTGACGTTGTGCTCGGCACCCCAGGCATACAGGAATTCGATGAACTCGGACGCGTGGCGCTTGCTGAACTTCCGCGTCTGTACACCAAGCTGTACGAAGCCTGTCCCGTCGAGATTGGGGATAATCGCGCCGACGCCTTGAACTGGATCGCCTTCGGCGGCTTTGATGCGCGCGAATGCGTCGACTAATAGGCGCTTCCATGTTTCGAGGTCGCGCATAGCGCCCATAAACGGAACCTGCGCGGCTACTTCCGCAAACATCGCGTGATACTTCGCTTGCTGATCGCTGGATTTCGTCGGCGCCTTGATTTCGACGATGAATCCGTCTGGCGCCTGAATGCAAGCGCGGCTGGCTAACTGGCGGGCGGTAGGGTGGACAAGGCGAAACGATTGCTTGTCCATCACGCCCCCATCACCATGACGCCGAGCCGGCCGCCCTTGACGATCTCGCCGCGGCATACCAGCAGTTCGTCAATTTGGCTGTCGTCGTCATAGACGCCGGCGTGCGTCAGCGCATCGAGCGCCGCCTTCACACGATTGTCAATATCGGCAATGCGCCGATCGCGCATGCTCACATGCAGCGCCACGCATAGGCGAGCGGTGCCGAACTTGATAGCGTTGCGCTCGGCGACGATCTCGGCGACACGCTTGCGGAAGTCTTTGCCTTCTGCGGTGATATACATTCCGCGCTGCGACTTCCTCCAATACGAGTTAATCGACGGGGGAAGGGGAAGCGTCAGGAACTGCGCAACGCCGGATAATGGATGGTCTGTCATGCTTTCTTCTCTGAGCGGATATAAGCCCATAATTCGCGCTTGGCGATCTCTGCCGCTGCATCGCCAGCCGCCTGCCGCACGCGCTCGACAATCGCACTGGCTTTCGCAAACTGGCCGCTTCGCCCGTCGCGCACTGCGGCGAGGAAGCGCGCTAAACAGTCGGATTGCGTCAGCACCATGGAATAGCCGCAAACGAAACGGTGCGCAGGATGTACCAGTAGCCATGATCCACAGAGCCGTATTCGCTATAGGCGTCGAACTTGATGCGGATCATGGTGTGCATGGCGGGCTCGGTTTAGCGAATGTCCAAGCGTTGGCCGCGCACGAGTCGGCAGCCCGGCACTTCGAAGCCGTCTTTCAACGCTGCTGCGATCAGCTTTTTATCGGGCGCGGGAACCGGCGGCAGCGGGTCTGTCTTGTACTCGGCGGGGATGACGGACTCGTCATCGATCTGGACGCTCGGCGGGTTGTCGCGGATCGCCAGCTTGAAATACGGCGTGTCGATCTTCGGCACGTTCGCGAGCCGCATGCCGTCGAACAGGTATTGCTTTACCGACGAAGCGCGGTTCTCCAGAGCCTTCGCGCGGTCCATCATCGCTTTCGCGTGCGCCTTGATCTGCTCTGCGCTCGCTTCGATGTTCTTGATCACGAAGCCGATGTTTTGTGCCTTCGTTTCCAGATCGCCGCTGATCGACTCAAGCGTGTCTTTCAACGTTTCTTCGTCCAGATCCAGCTCGACCAGCGTGTCGGCTGCAGCGCGGTATTCGCGGGAAATCTCAAACAGGTTCAGTGACATTTTGGTTCCTTTTGATTGTGTGTGCTGCGGTATCGGTGCATGCATAAAGATACCATGACGGTATCCTTAGCGGTAAAATTTTTTACGTCGCAGGCCGCGCCATTCGAAGCCGCCTTGGCGCTCTGCTTCACTGCTTGGCCGGTGCTTGCACGACTCGGCACCGTGTGGCGTCTGCGCCGTGTATGACCATCGCTTGCCGGTCCAGTAGCTGAACAGGCGAAAGATGGTCTTGCCGTTCGGCTTGCGGCGCACTTCATAGACGCCGATGTGCCGCGGCTTTATGCTCTTGTCAAACCAGTCTGTGAACTCTTGCATGTGAGGTCTCCTGGCTGACGCCGGCGCGGGCCGGCGACGCGGTTTAATGCGTGGTCAGAATGGGATGTCGTCCGGCATGGTGTCGAACCCGCCGAAGTTCTCGTCAGCAATGTGGCTGCCGTTGCTGGCTGCCGACGACTTCTTCAGTGGCCGATCCTTCAAGGCTGCGACGAGCTGCGGCAACTTGGTCGGCGTCGTCTTGCGGTCAAGGATTTCGGATGCCGTCAGTTCGGTTTCGGCCTGGAACACGGCATTCAGACGCGCGCTCCAGCCGGTACCACCGCCGTTGCGCTTTTCGTATTCCTCCATTGCGATCAGGATGCCGACGCGCTTGTTCAGCAGTTCCGGGAATTGGCTCAGCGTCTTGCTGACGTTGGCCGAAGCATCCTTGTCCCAGACCATCGATGCAACCTGCGCCGGCTTGATGTCTTTCACGCCGAGGCACGTCATCAGCGCCATCAGGGTTCCGAAGTCGCCAAGCTTTTCGCCATTCGACTTGATCGTGTAGATCGAGAAGTTCGCCTTCTGGCCGTCGTCACTCTCGAACGTGAAGGCGATGCCGCGCGTACCGCTCGCCGCGGTGATGTCCTCGGCCCGCGTGAATTTGCCGACGTACTTGCCTTTCTCGTCGATGAAGCTCGTCCGTTGCTCGGCCTTGCGTGCTGCTTGCGCGGACTCGTTGTTCAGTGCGTACATGGTGCGTTTTCCTGTGGTTGCTTGTTAGGCCGTAGCCGTGAGGGAGTAATACTCAGTGATAGCCGCGTCGACCGCCGCCAGGTCGTTCGGGATCGTGTCATCGTCGAACAGGCCCATTGGCGATTTGCAGGTGTTGCGGCCGTTGTTTTGCGTGATGAACCGGTAGTCACGATCCATCACATCGGTTTGCAGGACGATCGTCACCATGCCTTCAAGGCAAATCTTGTCGTCCAGCATTTTCCCGATGCTTTTCATCTTCGTGCTGCCGTCGTCGTTTTTCTCGGTGTGCGACAGGACGTAGACGCGCACATCGTCGGGCAGGGCTGTCGCCGCGTTCAGAATGTCCCATGCGTGCCGGCCGATTTCGGTGAACTTCTCGTAACCCTTCTCGTCACTGCGGCGCATGAATTCCGACGACATAACGTACTGAAAGTCGTCGAGCACGATCACCTTGCGCTGCGTGCGCGTCATGTACTTGATGATGCTGTCCGATTGGTCGCAGACGATTACGTTGCCGCGCGGCGACTCTTTCGACAGATAGCCCCAACCGCTAGAACGGAAGGGCAGCGGCTTTTTCAGCGCCTGGATCAAAAGGGTCGACGAAGGATCGAGATTGCGCATTGACGTGCTCTTGCCGGTTCCCGATGCGCCGAGAATGAAGGTTACGATTGCCATTTATTTCTCCTGTGCGTTCAGTTCGTTCGTTCAGTTCGATTTGCTGCTGTTCTTCAAGCTCGGCTTGCCACTGCCAGCCGTCGTCGTCTGGCGCGTCCATCTAGGACACCTTGCAGCGTTGGTATTGGCGAGACACATTCGGCGGGACATACGCACCGCTGATCCGAACGCGGGGCTCAATGCCACGCCGCGTAAGGTCCTGCTTCGCCGCACGCTGGCGCTGTTCCGTGCGCGCTTGCAGTGCTGCAAATTCGGCGTCGAGGATCTCGGCTTGCGAGAGGCGCACATTCGTCTGGACGTGGCGCAGATCATTCAGTGACTTGGTGATCAGTTGCATACCGGGCTCCGGGAGAAAGTAAGTACGATCATCACGGCGAGAGCCATTGCGCACGCGCCAGCAGAGAAAGCGAGGAACAGGTCGTTGACCTTGCAAACGCTAGCTACTACGGTATCCGTCGCGTGCAAATTTTTTTCGACGACGTCGGCCTGACGCGGGCGGGAAATCGCTGCGGAGCACAATAATAACGCGGACTTCAGTTGCGATGCAGTGTTCATGATGATTTCGTTCCGTTCGTGGTTTTGGTTTGTGTTTTGTCCTGCTGAGATGAAGGATACTAAAACGGTATCCGTAGCGCAAGTGTTTTTTGCGGGAAAAATGTGCGGGTGCCTACAAGCGCATCCACGTCTGATAGTCGGCTTCGCTCAGTCGGTCACCTGGCAGCGCTGGCTTGGCATCCGGCTTGTGCGCGTCGCAATACTCGCGGCCTTCGTGCTGCCAATGCGCTTTCACGCGCGGGCCAAGCTTCTTGCACTCGCAGCAGTAGCGCCAGCCGCCGCGCTCGACCATTGCTTTCGTGATCCGCTTCATGCTGGCTCCTCGCCGATTTCGATACAGTTGACGCCAGCAGAGAAAACCGGCGGTTTCCAGTTCGGATTCGCTCTGCGCACAATGTTGACGCGCACGACGCTATCGTCGCGGCCATAGCTGCGCGCATCAGGGTGCATGCAGGCGGGGCGCTTCACGTCGGCCGAGTAGTAATATCGGTTGCGGTAGCTGTCCGCACGCTGGCGCATGATGCGCGCCACCTCAACCTCCATAACTTCACAGCGAAACGTGAATGTGCTCGCGCTGAGTTGGATGCGCTCGACCTCGATGCTGGCTAGGATCTTCATGCTGGCTCCTTCGGTGCGGCCAGCAGCGCGAGAACTGAGCGGCCCATGCGAATCCAATGCTGATAGTCGCCATCGTCGCTGTACGCCGGCGTCAGAATCATCGCCATTCGGATTTGCTCGTCACTCACGATCACGGTGCTACGTTCCTGCTTCGCAATCCATTCGATGAGAGATACCTGGTCGCGCTTCCAGTCCTTGTCGTCGTGCACATAACCGAAGCGTTCGCACAATTGGCGATGGAAGTTCTTAAAGTCGGCATCGGCGGCCTTCGCATCTTTCAATCGCGCCTGCAACGTGCGGATCTCAGCTTGGAGCACGGCTTCACGGTTTATTGCATCTTCGGCGTGCACGTATAGGCCGTCAGCGCAAGGAATTTGCTCGTTCGAATCGTATTTATCGATGTCGAAGCGTTTGTATGCGAAGGTCGATGTCATTTCAGTGAACTCCCGTCGCGTGAAACGTGCGATGCGTCTGGCCGGCGATCTGTACGGATGCTTGCAGGGCAGAGGCGGATTCGATGCAGCGCGCGGCGATGTCGTGCGATGCGCTGGCATGGAGCGCGTCGGCGGCAGCTTTCAGCGCGTCAATTGCGTCGATGATCTTTTCGGGGCTGACTTGCATCATTCACCTCGCTCGCGGAGCATGGAATCCGCCATCTGATAGCAGAACTTCGCGACCACATCAGGCGTGTTATCGTTGCGACCGGCGTGGCTCATCAGGTCGAAGCGCATAGCAACGCCTTGCATCGCCTTCGCCGCGAAGTAGTCACGCAGCGTCATGCCGGGTTCGCAGGCAGTTATCTGAGGACCTTTTTCGTCACTCTTGATCTCGGTCCACATAACCGGAAACGCGTATCCACCGTCTTTGATCTCGCTCATGCTTTGCTCCCGGTAGCTTTGGCGATTGCTTCACGCGCAACCTCGCATGCCATGCCAATTAGAGCCATTAGCTCAACTGGGCTTCCGTGGTCACATGCCTCAACTAATTCCTGGCATGCATCAAAAAGCTCCGGCGCGGCAGCGATTAGGCGAGCGTTCGCAGCCTGGGGCTTGTCGCTATCACCGGCCACCACTGCGATGCAAAGGTCGCCGGCCATTACGCACAGGCCACCGCCTGGAGCGCGATAGCCACTTGCGTCAACTTCCCACTCTCCAAACGTATGCTTGATCTCGCTCATTGCTCGCCCCTTGCTTTAGCCAGAGCAGCACGCGCCTTCACGAAGCCGCCTTTGCCGCCGATCCATTCGGTGTTTATGATCTCTTGCAGGGCTTCGTACAGATCTGGAGCTGCAGACATTAGCCGAGCGTTCGCAAGCGCCTCTTCGTATGTCGTGCCTCGAACTCCGGCATCGTCATCGCTTGTTCCCCAGACAACGACTGAAACACCAGCACGGGATTCGATTCCGGCGATCGCGTTATGGGGCTTGTACACGTACCATTCTCCCGGCGTGTAATTGACGTCGCTCATCACTCACCTCCAGCCAGACGGCGCTTGACGATGACTTCCTTCGCATCGGTCAGCAGCGTGTGAATCGTATGCAGGTCGTCTTTGTTGCCACGCGCCAGCGCAGTCATGAACGACTCGCGTTGCGGGCCGGTCAGCTCGACCAGCAGTTCCATCAGGTCATCAAACGTGACCTCGCGCTCGACCTGCTCGCGGCGATCTTCTGCGGCCAATGCTGCATTGTCGGCTGCTTCGAGATCCCGGTCGAACAGCCAATTGCCATATGCTTGCGTGCGGGAAACTAACTGCGGTACGTGGCTCATGATTCCTTCCTTGTTGTTTGGCTACGAATACTGCGTTGGTGTGTCGATGAGTTGAACGATACCAAAATAGTATCCGTAGCGCAAGCAAAGAATCACTGTTGTGTTTCTGCCTCACGCTCGATCCAATTGCGGCGTTCAAACGCCGGCCGTAATTTCTCGTGCGCGGACTTGCGTAAATCCGCGATTGCTGGCGTCACCTTGGCGGCTGCTCGCGCGACGGTCTGCGGGTGGATGGCGCACTCGCGCGCAATGCGATTCAGGCTAGGGCAATATCCTTCGCCAAATACAAACTCGCGCACGACCAGCATGCGGACCATCGTGCGATTGCGGTGCGCGCCTTCTACCATGCACACAAGCCGCTCAACGCCCGCGTGACGCTCTCCGCGCTCTCCGCCATAGGTGGCATCCAGCAGGGCGCGCTGATCGATCGACAGGTGCGATTCAATGACGTCGTGCACGTACTGCGCCTGTGCTTTCTTCTCGTGCACGGAGAGCAACAGGGCGGCACCATCAGGGCCGGTGTATTCGCCAATCTGCCCGATCTTGACGCCGGGCCGCGCGCGCCATGTGTAGGCAAAGGACAATGCCGCGTCCATCGAGCGGAACATCGGCGCGCGACTGTCATCTTCCGGCTTAGGGGTGCGAAGGGTGAGCCGGCCAAGCGAGCTTTCGTGTGCGGTGCATACTTGCATATCGGTCCTTGGTCAGTGGAGCGGGGCGGTCAGCAGATCGGGCGCGGCTTGGATTACCTTGACGGTTTTATTTGTGTGCGGGCATCGTTGCGTCCCTGGCTCGATGACGTGGCCCTCGGCGCGCAGCTCGGCAACTCTCGCGCAGACGCTAGACAGGCGTATGCCGGTCAGGTTCGCAATGTCGAGCCGGGATAACGCCGTTGCCGGGATCGTGCGGAGCAGCGCGAGGATTTTCGCTTGCTGGTTGGCGACCGTGCCGTCGTCGCGCACGGATAAGTACGCGAGCAGGCTCGTTTGTCCGGTGATCATGCTGGCTCCATCAGGCCGCGCCATACTTTGCGCTGATGGCCATAATCATTCGCCCCGTACCGTTTCCGAAATTCCGCGGCGTCCTCCGCATTTCGGCGGACATTCCCCCAGACTTTGCCGTCCCAATGGGCGTAACCCCTGGCCCATATCCCACTGTCGCTCCAAACATTGTGAGCCTCGTACACGCCAACATTGACGGGCTTGACGTCAGCCGGGAACCATTCAGTTTTCTTCATTGCCCCACCCCCATGCGAACAATCGCGTTGACAGCGTTCAGCAGCGTCGAATCAATTTTTGGGAACCGGCGGTTGTCGCGGCGGAATTTGGCGTCGACCTCGGCTTCAGTCAGCTTCGGCCGCGGCGCCGGCGTCGGTCGCAGCGGTACGTTCTCGCCCTTGCCGATCACGTACCGTACAGCGCGGCGATAGCCGTTGTTGTCGATTGCGCGGAACTCCTGGTCGCGGCCCGGAACGCGCGCGCGGCGTAAGTATTCGTTGACCACTGATAATTCGCGCCCAATGCCCTCGGATATTTCCTGCGCAGTGCGCGGCTTGCCGTCAGCCATCAGATTGCGAATTAAGTCGGCAGTGAATACGCGTGTGGTCATGCTTGCTCCGCCATGCAGGAAAGAGGGTGGGCGCCGTAGTAGAGGCGGAAGTGGCCGATTCCAAATGTGCCGAGCACGGCGAGCGCGAGCACAATTCCGCCGATGACCGAGAGGATGGTTTTAGTCATTGCGCATCCATGCTGCGGAGAATGGCGCCAAGCGCTTCTGCATAGGTCGCCATGCGGTCGTGCGATACGCCGTTGGCGAAGCGCCCCGCTTCCAGATGCATATGCAGTCGGCGCACTATGGAAATCTGCTCATCCGTCAGCGCCACCTGCGTCTGTGCTTGCTGCGTTGCCGTGGACTTCGTTGCGGCGCTGATCGGGCTACGAAGCGCCCACAGGAACATGCAGAAGTTAGCCACGTCGCGCGGATCGCCTTTATCGACATGCTCACGCAACATGTGTGAAAGCGATTCCGGGGCGCAGTCTTGCCACCCGCCGCGCCCCTTATCGCGCGCTTTCGCCAGCTTGTCTTTCATTTCCTTGGCGAACAGATCGACCCACCAATCGTCAAGATGAACTAGGCCCGCCCGCTCGTCCTGCTCGGCAGATTGCGCGGGAACTGGGGATGCGATGCGTCGAAGTGTCTCTTCGACCGCCGCCTCTGCTGCAATGTAGAGCGTCGTCATCCCGGAGCATGCCTTGCATTCATCCTCGACATATCCTGCTATTTCCTCGATCTCGCGACGCGTCAAGGTGCGAGCGACCGGATAGAGCTTTGTGCCGACCGGAATATCTTCTGCGTCCTCGATGTCGAACTGAACGTATTTCGTCCCGTCCTTGTCTTCGTACACGGACGCTATGTGCTCCACTTCCTCTTGCCGCGAACCAGCGTCGGCAATAACTTCGCAATCTGCGATGCAGTTCCTCAATTCAGCCATCGCCAGGCGAATTTCTGAGGCCGCCTGCATTGGATCGCATGCGTTTTCCAGCCATCGAGCCGTGCATTCCATCGAAAAAAGCACGCCGTCGAACGCGCGTTTTTGACGACTACTGTATGTTTGTACAGTAGTACGACTTAAAGATGCCTCGTTAGTGTTCATTCTCAGTTCCTTTTTTTATTTGTTCATATGAAAGATTTTTAGGCGATTTCGGACCTAAAAACCGATACCGTAAGTATAGACGGATACCGCCACGGTATCCATCAAATTCGCAAAGAATTGTTCAGTCTATTGCTGCCTGCGCGAGCCGCAGAGTAGGGCGCATTGCCGAATCCGATACATGCATGCGCGTAAATTCAAGTTGCGGCTTGTCTGATCCCGCAAGCATGACTCGTTTTGCCTGCTCGGAATTCCCGATCAGAACTGGCGGCTGGCTTTTGTGCCCCGCGCGCGAATTCTGAGCCTCACAGATACCGATCAGCACAGGCAGATAGTCGGGCGTCTCACTGCGCATCTTGTAGCCGCGGTAGCGGTTTTCAAACTCTTTTGCGACGAACGGCCACTCTTTTTCCTCCCTGCTGCCAATCTGAACCCATCCTCCCATATCCATGATGACGCGATGAATTATCGGATCGTCGAACACAACGCTGTTGTACGTTCCGCAAGAGCGCACAGCTCGATCGACTTTTGTCCATGCCACTAGCGCCGAATCCTGCGTCGAGCCCTGTAGCATCTTCACGACGTCAGCGGGCTTAGGTGCGAACTGTCCGCTATCCGGGTTCACGCAATGCCGGTTCAGCGCGTCGGCAACGGCGCGATAGTCGTATGGCTTCATCGCCTCCCACCAGACGCTGCCGGCAAACTCGGACAAGTCCTTGCCGTAGAAGGCCTGGACGTCAGCTACAAGTGCGATGAAAGCGCTGTGTTCGTTCGTGTTCACAATTGCTGTCCTCCCTGCGCCGCCTGAAATTTCGCTGAGAGGCGCGCCGCAACTTCGCGATTACGCGCCTCCAGCGCCTCTTGTTTATTCATCGTCTGCGCTCCAGGTCGGCCAGCGGCTCCCGGTTGAGCTTTGGCAAGCCAGCTTGCATTGAAGCCTGCCCATCCATTCTCAACCGAGATGCGCACCGCATCATCGAACGAGACGCCGGCCGTTTCTGCGTGCCGCTTCACGTTGTCCCACGCGGTCTGGGTCAGCGGCTGATTCTTTGCCTTGCGCACCTTGAGCCAGTCATCGGCGTGTTGCAGAGAAACACCATCAGCGACGAGGAGCGCCAGCTCCGCGCTCGCGGCAGCGCCACGCTTGCGTGGTGCGCGTTTTTTATCTTCTGGTTCTTCTCTGCTCTTATCTTCTCTCTTCTTATCTAGCGGTGTTATTCCTCCGTCACGTAACGCGTTACTGTCTGCGTTACTGTCGTCGCCGTCACGTTGATCCGTTTGGCGCGGCGTCCGGTCGTCCAGACGGTGGTCGGCTGCATCCGTTTGCGAGGCGCCCTCATCGGCTGCCTGACGTTCGCGGTATCGACGCTGGCGTTCGGCGCCGGTCGGGTCGCCATCGCTCGGTTTTTGATTCTTGTCCCACGCGATAGGTTGCCACGTCGCGTCGATCAGGCCGGATGCGACAAGGCGCTTCTTCACGTCGCGGATGATGGAGTGGTCGATCCAAAGGCGCTGCGCAACGATCCGGTCACGCAGGTCGGGATCGCACTGTTGGTCGAGCACGCCCGCGCGCTTGAGCGCGAGCACACCGATGAAGTGACGCTGATCCTCGAACGCAAGGGCGATAATCTTCGGATCATTGAGGAAGTCCACGTACATGCGGAACCACGGCATTGATTTCGTGCTCATTGCTGCTCACCTTCTTGTGTGCGATTCGGATGCGTTGCGTGAGCCGATATGGCCCGCGCGGGTACGCGGGCGTCGCTCATTCTGTTTCCTGTTCGGTTTGTTCAAGCGGAACATCAGGCAGATTGGGGATCGGCTCGATCACGGCCGGCCCGCGCGCTTTGCCTACGAGCTTCGGCATTTCGTGGCGCAATCCGATCATGTCGATCACGGTCAGGTGCGGCTTGTTCGGTCCAACTAACTGCGCGCTGACTCGAGCGAATTCGAGCGCCCGCTTTTTGCCGACCACCTTGTGACCGTTGCGGATGTTGCTCCAGTAGATCGCGCCGATTCCGATCACGTCGAGCAATTGATTGACGACCTTCGCCCCGTATGCGTCGTGAAATTCTTGTGCGTTCAAGTTATGGCTCCTTTGCCGGGTTATAATTGCACTACAGTATAGCATCGGATACCGTTACGGTTAGCGAGTTGCACGAAATTTTGGCGGGCGATAACCCTATGAACTTATTGAACAATGATGCTTTTACGGTTGCACTAAGCGCGGGAAACCTTCAAGATTCGAAGAACGGATGCCGCAATTTAATCGGGGTCGGCATCCGGCTAAGTGGCGTGCCTTGACGCGCCCTATACGACTAAGGATTGGGAATCACATGGCTATCGAAACGATCGACGCAGTGCGCGCACGAAACTTCCATCTGCTTTTCGAGCAGTTCAAGGAGGGGGTGAGAAGGGATGACCCGACCGCGCCGGATCGGGGAATGCTGAGGCGCTTTGCCGCTCATCTGGAGATGAACCCCGTCTACCTGTCGAACCTGAACACAGGTTCCAAGACGATCGGTTTGCGGACGGCGCGTGAGATCGAGGCCCGGCTAAAGCTGCCGGAAGGTTGGATGGACACCGACCACACCAACAACGAAGCGGAAATGAGCGATGACGACCTGGCGTTCCGTGATTCGGTGATGGCAATGTACCGGCAGGCGCCCGAGGCGTCGCGCGCGGCCGTTTTGCGGGTGCTCCAAGCGCTGGTTCTGGGTAAACCCATAGAGGACGTAGTTTCTACCGACAAATCGCGCAAGAAAGCGAATTAGACTCTCGCAAACATTTGCGGATTGTTGCAAACGCTGAAAATGTAAAAGATTGTATCGAAACTTGTTGCGCGAGCGGGACTGGTGCGGATACTCTTACATCACCGCGACGCCGTAGCGGGTAAAAGATACCGTGTTTGCAATTCAGAGGGGCTCCAAATGACGAGTTTTGGCACTGCTGGCAGTACAGAGAACAAAAATGCTGCCGCTGGTGTACTGGCAGAGGGCTTATGCAGCGAAGACGGCGAATACCAGGTCGTCGCCGCTGCAGCCGCCATCCCCGCGCACATGCGCCGGGAGGTTCTGGCTCACTTGCGCGAGCTTATTTGCGCCGATACAACGCACACCGTTTAGGTATGCAAATAGCGCTTGCGATACTGTGAAGGTTTTGATACGATTTATCTAACATGTCGTTTTTGCGTCCAGCTTTGATGATGTGTTCATGTTGGTTCCGTTCGTAGATCCCCAGATCTACTTTCCGCTCCCTTCCAAGGTCGAGCGGCTTTTTATTCCTGCAAGCCGTCGCATGAGCAATCTGCGGCGGCTTTTGCATTTCTGAGCCGGACCCTGGCGGTCTGTGGCATCGACAAGCGCTTGTGCGATGTTGCGGTGGCGGTTCGATTCCGTTCTCGTCTGGCGCCAAACAAAAAGCCAGCGCAAGGCTGGCTCTCTGCGGTCTATAACCGCAGCACAGGGTTCCGCTGACGGCGCGCCATCATGGCAGCCGCCTACGCGTTAGCGATCTGCTGTTCTCGCCGGTCGGTTGGTGGACTGTCGACCGGCTGACGTAATAAGCGGTTGGGCAGGTTGATCGTGTTCATGGCTTCCGTTCCTTTTGGTTATTGCTTCGTGGTGATTCAGTTGCTGTCGGCGTCGCTATCGTCTGTGTCGTCGTCCAGCTCAGGCTCGCCATAGCTCTCGTCGCAGTAGCGAGCGGCAACCCGCGCAAGGTCGGATTCGCCTGCGGTGCTGAAAGCTGATTTCATGGCGCACTCCTAATGATCCTGAGATACGTTGAAGAAGGCCCGCGGTGCTTCTGGTGCGCGCGACCGTTGAACGGCCTGCGCTGCTGCAATCCGCTCGACAAGCTGGATTAACTGTCAAGCCAGCATTTGATCGAAGGATGCCATAACAGTATCGGACAGTGTGAGAAGTTTTCGTTACAAGTTGTATTCGTGGATACTGTTGCGCGCTTTGTGTTCGTTGGCGCACATTGCACAGATGCCGTGACAGCATCACTACAGTTGCGAGAGGACGCCATGCTCACAAGTTTCCTGATTGCTGCCGTCGTGCTGCTCGCCGTTGCGTTGACCGTTTCAGTGCTGATGATGCACATGCCGCGTATTCGCGAGCGTGACGCGCAGGCAAGGGCAAACCGACGCCGGCGAGAGATCGAGGATGCGAAGTGGCGCGAGCTTGAATCTTGCGCGGACTGGCGCGCTGAGCGGCATCGCAATTCAACGGAGGCCGTATGAGATGCGCTGTTGGTCTTATGTGCTGGCCGCTGCTCGGCTTGATGTGGTTCGCCGCGACGCTTGGTGATTCGATGGGCGATCTCGTCTACTACCTGGACGATCTGACCGATCGGATGCTTGAGTATGCGGAGGGCGAATGAAGCTGACCGAAGCTATCGCCGTTGCTCGCCGCGTGATGATCGAGCATGCCGGGATCGAGGTATCGACCATTGAGATGCGCCCGCATGCGCAGCCGGTGAATCCCGACAACGTGCAGCAGGCAGAAGCCGCGGCGGCTTACAACGCAATGTATGCGTTCACGTCGATGCTGAACACGATCGCGCCGGAGTCGGTATGAGCGCAGGCGCTAATGATCCGCACGACGACATCGACAAACTGTGCGACACGATCGCCGTGTTGATGCTCGCTCTGTGCGAGAACGAATTGCTGGAGCTACCAGAAGATGCGGCCGACGCTGCGAACAAGCGCCTGCTATCGCTGCAAGGCGAGAGCCAGGTCGATGTAATCAAGGCTGGCGTCGAGGTGCTGATGCGCAGCCGGGTAGTGCACTAAAGAATTCCCTGTGTGGGAATAGCGTCGCACGATGCTCCCCGCATCTGCGCGCAAGCAAAGGGACCGCTCAACGCAGCTAACCGTCAAACGTCGGCTCTGTGCCGCGAGCGGGTCTCTACACACTTTCATGATTGGCGATTGGCATCCGGTCCGATTGGCCAAAGGATTGCGGTCGAAGCGGCCAGTTGCCAACCATGAGAGTGCAAACCCGATACAACCTAGCCGCCGCTGGTTAGAGACTGGGACAGCCGAAAGGCGCAGACAGCGGCCACTCTCAACGAAATCGGTCTGGGCTGATCGGGCTCCGTGGTGCACCGCGACCCGCGAGGAAGGCATCAACACAGACGCCGCATAATCGTAAGCGGCAGATTCGGAGTCGCACCGTGTGCCAGCGCTTGGCCCCGAGTGTTATGTGCGACAGGGGCAAGAACATGCCGAGAGCAGAGACCGGACACGATTGAGGCGGGATTGATCGCCCGCTACGCACCCGGTGCGCCGGGGTGAGCAACGGCAACAGACAGGAGCAATCGGGTGAAGCCGCCCGGCCCTCGCGGTCCGCGTCTAAGGTGATGCGCCAATTCATAAGCCCAAAGCGTATCCGGTGCCTCACGAAACGAGGCTCTTTCGCGCATGAGCGCTGCTCAGCAGTTGGCACTGTTGCCGAGTCCCGGCATATACGGGGCCGCGCTCATGCGCAAATGATTTCCCCGCGCTGCTCCCGGCTGATTGCTGTCAACCCTGCGAACTCTCCGCGCAGGCGAGGCCGGTGAGCGCGCACCTACAACCGACTGCTTGCAGTCACGCGCCTGGCCGTGGAGTGGCGCGACGCATCACGAATAACCCCGGCAGGCCACGATAGAGCGTAAGCCGTTCCTCCCTGACCTCGGTCAGTTTCTGCGGCGCTAGGCGTGGTCAACCCTACACAGAGGACGCAATGAACAAACTTTCACTGTTGGCCGCTGCTGCGATGGCGGCCAGCGTATGCGGTGGATACGGATTGTCGTTCTCGACGAGTGGCGGCTATCCGCAGCATGGCTTTCGAACGGATGGGCGCAGTTACAGGCAGGGAAAGTCTGCGTTTCAGGTCCGCGTCGACGATATGGTGCGCCGGAAGGCTGCGCAAACGCTCGAAGCAAACGCACGGCGAGACATGAGTCGGCAATTGAAGTCGATCAGTTGAGCAGGAAACGCTAACACGCACCGAGCCGAGAGAAATAATCTTCCTCGGTTTTGCGAAACGATACCCCATGAACGAGGCCGCACATGGCGAAAGCATGTGGGGCGCTCACCAAATCAGGCTCGCCCTGCAAACGCGCCCCGTTAGAAGGTAAGGCGCGCTGCAAGCTGCACGGCGGCGCAAGTACAGGCCCGAAGAATCCGGCGCGTCCGATCGGCAATCAGAACGCCGCGAAGCACGGCATCTACAGCACGGCGCTATTGCCGGGTGAGGATGAATGCGCGGGCGATCTGCGCAGTTCGATTGGCGCGGTCGAGGATGAGCTATTCATCACGCGCTTGCGGTTGCGCCGTGCACTGAAGGCAGAAGCCGACGCGATCCAATCGAACAACTTCCTGGTGATCGATAGCGAGGTTCAGCGTGACGGCGACGGTAAAGCGTATGCCGCGGCTGAGACGCATCTGAAGCGCGTCGACTACACGGCGATCATTGACCGGCTGACGGCTCGCATTGAATCGCTGGAAAAGACACGCGCGGATCTGATGAAAACGAATGGCGGTGAGCCGCCGGCGCCGATTGGTCGCATTGAGATCGAGGTTGTCAGTGCGAAGCATAAAAATGACGATGACGGAACCGCAGGCTAGGTTCTTTCAGCTTGAGGCGAAATATCCCGGCTTCATTGGCGGCTTCGGCGTAGGTAAGACCGAGACGCTAGCCAATTGCGCGCTGCGTGACGCGATGCTGGCACCGAACGGCATGATCGGCTTGTACGAGCCGACATATGACCTTGTGCGGCTGATTCTGGCGCCTCGGATGGAAGAAAAGCTGTCCGAGTTCGGCATCCGCTACAAGTACAACAAGCAGGAAAACATCATCTATGCCAGCTCTGGCGGCTGTGCTGATTTCATTCTGCGCACGCTGGACAATCCGGCGCGTATAGTTGGCTACGAAACGTATCGGGCGCATGTCGACGAGATCGACACGCTGAAAGAGGATCACGCCGAGCTTGCGTGGCAAAAGATCATCGCGCGGAATCGGCAAAAGCCCGATGGTGTGCGCGATCCGCTAAACCGCGTGTCGGTCTACACGACACCGGAAGGTTTCAGGTTCGTGTACCGGCGATGGGCTCGCGATCCTGCGCCCGGTTACGAGATGGTGCAGGCGGCGACGATGAGCAACCCGTTCCTGCCTGATGACTATGTTGATAGTCTGCGCGCGTCATATCCGCCGCAATTGATCGAAGCGTACCTGGAAGGCCGGTTCGTCAATCTGACGAGCGGTGCTGTGTATCCAGAATTCTCGCGCACGCTCAACCATGCCGGCGTGACGCCAGAGAAGGGCGAGCCACTGCATGCGGGCCTCGACTTCAACGTTCTAAAAATGAGTGCCGTGCTGTTCGTTGTCCGCGACGACAAGCCGTATGCGGTTGCGGAGGCAACCGGAGTGCGCGATACGCCGGCGATGGCTGAATTGCTGGATGAGCGGTTCCGCAAACAGGGGCATAGCGTCACGATCTACCCCGACGCCAGCGGACAGAACACGACGAGCAAGAACGCATCCGAGTCGGATCTATCCATCCTGAAGCAAAAAGGCTTCACGATTCGCGTCGACTCGACCAACCCAAGCGTCAAAGACCGAGTGAATGCGGTCAATGCGCTGATCTTGAACGACAAAGGCGAGCGACGCCTGATGGTGAACACGCACGCGTGTCCCGTCTTTACCGAATCGCTCGAACAGCAGGCTTACGACAAAAACGGCGCGCCGGATAAATCGAGTGGTCACGACCACACGAACGACGCCGGCGGCTACTTCCTGGTGAAGAGCTGGCCGATCGTGAAGCGCCAGACGACCGTCAGACCGCTCCACATGTAACCGAACAACGGGGCGGCGCGGCCGAATATAAAGATGCTGAAACGCAAAAAAGCCCAAGGGCTCAGCACGTTGCGGGATGGTTGCAACGGCTTACTGCCAAGGGCTGGATGGCATCCATCTTACCAACGCGTCATTGAGTTGGCAATCGATATTGCCGCCCTCAATAGGTAACCGAACACACACATGACGACAACAGTGCGCGACCAGTCCGCCGCAGTGGAAGCGATGGCCGAGAACTGGCCGATCGTCGATGCGCTGCTCGGCGGCACGCCTGCCATGCGCAAGGCTGGCAAGACCTATTTACCGCAGTGGCCCGGCGAATCCGACGACGCATACAAGGCGCGCAAGGACACGGCCACGCTGTTCCCTGCATTCCCCCGCACGGTCGAGGTGCTGGCCGGCAAGCCATTCAGCAAGCCTGTCACGCTGACCGACGATGTGCCCGCGCGCATCAAGGATTGGTGCGATACGGACATCGACCTGCAGGGGCGCAATTTGCACGCGTTCGCTGCGAGCCTGTCGGAGGAAGCGCTGTCGCACGGCATCACCGGCATTCTGGTGGACTACCCGAAAGCGACCGGCGTTCGCACCAAGGCAGAGGAAAACGCCGCTGGCATCCGGCCGTATTGGGTGCATATCCACGCTGGCAACATTCTCGGCTGGCGCTCGAAGCGCATCAACGGCGCGGAAGTGTTCACGCAGTTGCGGCTGCTCGAGCAGGTCATCGAGGACGATGGCGAGTTCGGCGAGAAGCTGATCGAACAGGTGCGTGTGCTCACGCCGGGTGCATGGGCGACGTATCGCAAGTCAGAGAAGGTCGATCCGACGACCAACAAGCCCGAATGGATTTTGCATGAGGACGGCGTTACGACGCTCGACGTGATCCCGTTCGTGCCGATCTACGGCCGGCGCACTGGATTCATGACCGCGGTCCCGCCGCTGCTCGAACTGGCGCACATGAACGTCGAGCACTGGCAGAGTAAGAGCGACCAGCAGACGATTCTGCACGTCGCGCGCGTACCTATTCTGTTCGGCAAGCAACTCGGAGAAGCGCCGGTTGTGGTTGGCGCTGGCTCTATGGTCTCGTCGGACAACGAACACGGCGATTTGAAGTACGTCGAGCACTCTGGCGCGGCAATCGAAGCAGGGCGGCTCTCGCTGCTCGACCTTGAGGACCGCATGCGCCAGGTCGGCGCCGAACTGCTCGTCATCAAGCCGGGCAAGACGACCGTCGCGCAGACCGTCGCCGAGAACGAAGCGGGCATGTGCGCGCTGCAACGTCTGATTGAGGACGTCGAAGATGGTATCGACGCCGCGCTAGACCTGACAGCGAAATGGATCAAGGAAGCGAAGGGTGGAAACGTCCAGATCTTCAAGGACTTCGGCGTTGCAACGCTGGCCGAGGCATCGATTGATCTGCTGCGCGACATGAACGTCGATGGCACGTTCTCCGACGAGTCGCTGTTCAACGAAGCGAAGCGTCGCGGCTACATCAGCCCCGAAACGACGTGGGACGACGAGAAGGTACGGATCAAGGCCAACGTCAAGAAGGCCGAACTCGGCGCGGTCGGTATCACTGACTGACGCTTGACATTTGATCGCAAGTAGTTGTCAGGCATTCGCTATTCGCGAATAGCAAATGACGCGATCACAGATTTACGAAATACGCAACACACCGGCCGCGCAGCTAACCCTGCGCGGCTTTTTTATTGCCGGTTCCTCGGATGAGGGTCGGTGCAAATCACGGCCGGATGGCCTAACAGCTCGGGTTGGATGACCTATGAAACTCAAACTGAACGATGACGGATTCGCTGTAGTGCAAGACGGCAAGCCGGTGTATGTGAATGACGAAGGCAAGGAGATCGCTTTCGACGTCGCAGGCACGGTGCAAACCATCTCGCGTCTGAACGGCGAAGCGAAGCAGCACCGCGAACGCGCAGAAGCGGCCGAGAAGATTGCCAAGGCATTCGAAGGCATCACGGACGCAGCCGCGGCACGCAAGGCGCTCGAAACCGTTGCCAATCTCGATGCAAAGAAACTCGTCGACGCCGGCGAGATCGAGAAAGTGCGCTCGGAGGCTATCAAGGCCGTCGAGGACAAGTATGCGCCGATCGTTGCCGAACGCGACACGCTTCAGCAGTCGCTCGTCAACGAGAAGGTCGGCGGCAGCTTTGCGCGCTCGAAGCTCATCGCGGAAAAGCTCGCGATTCCGGCTGACCTCGTGCAAGCGCGCTTTGGCGATGCGTTCAAGCTGGAAGGCAATGAAGTCGTCGCCTATGACAAGGCCGGCAACAAGCTTTTCAGCCCGAGCAATCCCGGCAAGGTCGCGTCGTTCGACGAAGCGCTCGAACTCATCATCGATCAGTACCCGTATCGCGATTCGATCCTCAAGAGCACCGGCGCATCTGGCGGCGGCGCATCGGGTGGATCGGGTGGCGGCTCTGGCGGCAAAACCATGTCACGCGCCGCATTCGATGCGTTGCCTCCCGCCAAACAGGCGGAAGTCGCACGAAGCGGCACGACTTTCACCGATTGATTTAGGAGCCTTCCTTGGCTAACACCCTTACCGGTCTCATTCCGACTCTGTACGAAGCGCTGGACGTTGTTTCCCGCGAACAGGTCGGCCTCATCCCCGCCGTCTCGCGCAACAGCAATGGCGCGCGCGCTGCGGTGAACGAAACGATCATGATCCCGATCGCGCCTCCGGGCACGATGGCGGACAACACGCCGGCCGTTACCGCGCCGAACACCGGCGACTCGTCGATCGGCAACGTGTCGATGACCATCAGCAAGTCGAAGCACGTTCCGATCCGCTGGAACGGCGAAGAGCAGACTGGCCTGAACAACGCCGGCACGTATGGCGGCATTCTGATGAACCAGTTTGCGCAGGCGTTCCGCACGCTCGGCAACGCGATCGAAGCTGACATCTTCACGACCGCGTACCAGAACGCGTCGCGAGCCTACGGCACGCCGGGCACGGCACCGTTCGGCACCGCTGGCGATCTGTCGGACATCGCTCAGGTTCGCAAGATCCTGGACGACAACGGCGCGCCGCAGTCTGACCTGCATCTGGCGCTCGGCTCGTCGGCTATCGCCAACCTGCGCGGTAAGCAGAACGTGCTGTTCAAGGTGAACGAAGCGGGCACCGACTCGCTGCTGCGCGATGGCGTGATCGGCCGCCTCGAAGGCATGAACCTGCACAACTCGGCAGCCATCAAGCCGGTTACGAAGGGCACTGGCGCGAGCTATACGACCGACACCGCTGGTTATGCTGTCGGCGCGACCGTGATCAACCTGATCACCGGCACCGGCACTGTGCTGGCAGGCGATACGGTCTCGTTCGCAGGCGACACCAACAAGTACGGCGTGGCAGTGGGCACTTCGGCGCCCGGCACTATCACGCTGGCCGCTCCGGGCCTGCTCCAAGCGATCCCCGGCTCGGCTACGGCTGTGACGGTCGGCGCAACGGCAACGTCGAACCTTGCGTTCAGCAAGTCGGCGATCCAACTGATCACGCGCGCTCCGAAAATGCCGATCGGCCCGGACGGCCGCGCAATGGACATGGCCGACGACCTGATCCAGATCACCGACCCGGTGACTGGCATCACCTACGACGTCGCTGTGTATCGCCAGTTCATGCAGCTCGTGTACCACGTGCGTCTCGCATGGGGCACGCAGGCGATCAAGCAGAACCACATCGCGACCCTGCTCGGGTAAGCGCGCGCGGGGCGGTGCTGTACGGCCGCCCCGGCTCAACACGGAGCCAATCACATGCACTGCCCGACTGTTCGTGTGGTGTCGCCGGTTTCCGACGATAACCCGCACGGTTTCATCGTGATTAATGAATCGGATCTGACCGACGATCACGAGATTTTCGCTGAAGGCGCCGACGAATCGGCTGGCGCTGATGATTCGCCCAAGCCGAAGCGCAAGTACACGAAGAAAACGGACGTTTGATATGGCGCTGACCGACACGCAACTGACTGATGTGCGCCGCTTCATGGGATACCCGCTCAACGGTACGACCATGACGATCACCGACGACCAGGATCTCGTATATGGCTACTTCGGGATGGTCGTTATGTCGCTGCACCAGCGGTTGACGACCTTGTCGGCCAGCGAAGAATCGGTTTTGATCAACACCTACCTGACGCCGCTTTACTCGCTGGAAACGGCTATTTTCGGCGCCGGCGACAACCTCGACACCGATCAAGCCGCGGTCTGGACGCGCAACAAGACCGAGGTGGGCGACCGATCGAAGCTATTCGACCAGTGGCGCCGCCGCATGTGCGGATTCCTCGGCTTCGCGCCCGGTCCCGCGCTCGGCAATGGTGGCGGCCAGGTCATTCGGGGGTAACGGATGGACGGCGCAAAGATTCAGCAAAAGGTCTACCGCGGCTACGCAATCGCCGCGTCGAAGATTGGCACCGCATACGGCCAGTATCGCCCCACATCAGCCGATCTGACCGGCCTCGCGCCGATCTCGACGTCACTGCTCGCCAGTTTCAACGCCGAGGACATGACGTACAGCCGGCCGAACAAGTACGCGAAGCCGACCTGGTACGCGCTGGTCGACGGCACGCAGACGCGGGTGGGCGATTACCTGATTGGCGCGGCCGGTACGTTCTTCATCGCTGCGCAACAGCCGTTGCTGCCGATCCTCGCGGTCGAATGCAATCGCACGCTGTCGTTTGCGAGACCGCAGACGCAGGCGCAATTCGGCGCGGTGGCGAATTACGAAGGCAACACGCCGACGACGCAAACGCCGCTCGCAACAGGCTGGCATGCGTCGGTGCTGCAAGGCACGAAGGGCGAAAAGAACGAAGTCGGCTTGCCGAGCGATGTTCGCACGCCGTGGTGGGCGATCCTTTTGCCCGCGATTCCCGGCGTAACGCTGCAGTCAGGCGATCTCGTGTCCGATGACATCGGGCG